TTTCTTCTGTGCTCAAAGATGTATCCGAGACCTCTTGGACGTCATTGACCCTTTGACTTACGTCCCGGCGCGTTTGGATTACCAGAGCGCGGCGATGTTTGTTTCGCGATTCTCACCCTGCGGTCTACACACACGGGCGGGATCGATCTGGATGGAGCGGCTGTGCTGGCTGGCTGGCCGACGCCAATGGCGGGCACTCCGGCGCAGAACGGGAACAACGAAGCGGGGAACACGGACAGCGGGCGCAAGACAGTAGAGATGTGCCAGTGGCCACTGAACGAGCAGGCGCAACTGAGCGGCTGGGCAACGCCAAAGAAGGCAGACGGCGAGCAGGGCAGCGAAATGATGATGCGAGGCAACCTGACCCTGCTGGGCGAGGCCCGGTTAACGGCTTTTGGCGATCGGCCGATTGGGTACTTACTCGGCCCCAACGGGTGGGAGATCGTCCCGGCTTGCGGCCAGTTGAACGCGGCGCATTCCCGCTGGCTCATGGGACTTCCGGGCGTGTGGGACGATTGCGGGGTTACGGCGATGGAATCGTCGCGCAAGTCGCGGCGGCGTTCATCAGAGCGTACTGCGACGAAATGAAAGGGAAAAGGGAGTGAAGTATTTGGTTCGACCCGAACCAAATACGAGGAAGTGAGGATGAGCATGAAGAAGGTTGTTTCAGGTGAGGCCCTGAAATCTCTACTTGGCGAGCGCGTAGTGTTGCTCTGCCTAAACTACATCTATGTTGGCGTGCTCGAAGGCGTGGACACGGATTGCGTGCTACTGGCCGAGCCTTCGATTGTGTATGAGACTGGCGAGTGGTCGGCCGCGACGTGGAAAGACGCACAGCGCCTCCACTGCGAGAAGTTATATGTGCAACGAGGGGCTATCGAGTCGTTCGGAGTCGGCAAATGATGCGCGGAAGACGGTCAAGATGGTCGTGGTCGCAGTCGTGGTCGGGATCGTCTGGGCAGTTGTGGTTGGCACTGTGGTCACGGTCGGGATCGTGGTCTTCGGCATGGTCGTGGTCGGGATCGCCTTCGCGCTTAGGATCGTGTTCGGGATTGTGGTCAAAGTAGCGATTTGGTTCAGAATGCTAGCCACTTGGGCACGGCAGAAATACGGAGGGCACAACCGGCCATGGCACAAGATCAGGGTGAATGGTAAGGCGGTGTGCGGGCGTGTGGACTTACATCCGGGGCGGACGGAATTTCACGTAGGGGATGTGCCGGAGGGCAGGGTTTGCAAATTGTGTTATCCCGAAGCGGAGGCTCACTAATGGTTTCAATTCACCTGAACGTTGCCGACATCAATGCGTGGGGGTCCCCGCCAGGACATGGCGACAACACGCTGTACATCAATTTCCTGAACTCCGGGCTCCTGTTGTACCTGCACGGTCCCACTATCGAAGCGCTCCGGCAGTTCGCACAACAGATTCTCGACTATCTACCCGAGTAGGAGGACCAATTATGAAGCTGGCTGTCGCGTTCGTTCTCGGTTGTTGGGTTGGGGTAGTGATTCAAATAGTTACGTCCCCATCCCCCTACAAGAAGTTAGATCTGCATAGTTGCGCCACGTGGCGCTCGTACCGCAATATTGAAAGCAGCCGTCCTTCCGACATTCTTCATAAAGTTCTGGCTTCTCCAACCTATAGGGGAAGCTTGTCCACTTACGATTGCTTTTGCAAGTCTCTCACTCGACTTCCAGAAGTTGTTCCGTTTTCTTTCATTTTGCTCAGCATCATAATAGGCGGCTATAGCTTCTGGCGGCTTCAGTGGGGCCACTACGGATGGGGATGGTTCCTGCTTCTTGTTGTGAGCATCTGTGTTTGCGCGTATAGCTTGAGCGCTCTCCTGATTCGAGGCATGAATGTCTCTCAGTAATCTTAGTAAACGCTGCGGCTCTTTCTGGGCAAGCCGTCCGCTTGCAGTACGTTGGATCTTACGACAACCTGGTGGAGTTTTGCCGGTATGCGGCAACAGGTAAGAGCGTCGTCTACGGCCCAGTGGAAGACCCCAAATGAGCAAAGCGATTTTCATGGAAACCACCGGCGTCTCCGTTCAGCGGACAGTCAGTGAGATTGTGGGCGAACTGGTGAGTTCCGGGGCAACGGCGGTCAACACGGATTACAAAGACGGCAGGGTTTCCGGCCTGCGGTGGGTGATGCGCATCGGCGAGAAGGATGTTCTGTTCGACATGCCGGTCAGGATCGAGCCGGTCTTCCGGCTGCTCGAAGCCAGAGCCAAGCGGCCCCGTGCGGACTTCCGCGAGAAAGCCATGCGCGACGCCGAGCGAATTGCCTGGAGGCAATTATTGAGGTGGGTGCAGGCGCAGAACGCCATGATCCAAACCTCGATGGTTTCCGCCGCTGAGGTGTATTTGCCCTACCGTGTGGTCAACGCTTCCGGTACCACGTTGTACCAATGGCTGACCGAGACCAAGTTCAAGATGATCGAGGCTCCTAGGAGGACCAATCATGAAATCGATCAGAATAGCGACTGATGAATGCGCTAAGCGCGTGGCGCGTTTTTGGAATCTAATCCAAGAGGAAGGTGCGAAACTCAACTTGGAGATCGCAGTAGAAGACGGCTGCTGTTGGTTCCGAGATCGACTTCGGACGGACTCACTCACTGACGATTGGCCATTTGTAGCGTCGATTAATAATGAGGATGGCCCGATCGAATTTGTCGAGATCGATAAGGTCATATCCCCCGAGGAGTTCGAGTTGCTCACCGTGGAGAGGGCGTCCGGGAAGGCGAGGCGGAACAATGGAAACAAGAGGAAACGCATGATTAAGAAGGTTACGGAAAAGAGGATCACTTTGCTTGATGGTCGTGAAGTGATCTCCGAGCGCTGCGCAAAGATTCTAGACACGATGGTCTCCGGGAATAAACCAGATTCCTGCATTGGGTGGCGGGACGTCTTGAAGGAAGCCGCCAAGCGAATCAGGGAGGGTACATAAGTAAATGACCTACCACTGTATTCGTTGCGAAGAGGACTTCGACTCTACCCTGGAAACTCCGAAACGTTGTGCGGAGTGCGGGTCGCCTCTGTGGGACGTCCCCAGAAAAAGGAAGAGGGGAGCCGGAAGGCCAATCAAGTCTGCGGAGAGTTCCCCTGCCGAGACCCCGGTGGAATCGACGGCATTCGACGGTGAAGATCTGGAGATGCCGTGGGACATCCCGGCACCGGACCTTCCGGTGGCCGTAACCGAAGCTCAGGCGCATATCGCGGAGACGATCGAGAAAGTCACGGGGGAACTGCCGAAACTGGGGAATGCCGAGATCGACAATCGCATGGTCTCCGGCCCGATCTCCGATCCATCCAAGCCGGTCAGACGGGTGGTCCCCAGGAAAGTCAAGGGAATTATATAGTTGACTCCCCTGTGCGCTGAAACATGCTGAGAACCTTTCAGTTTCGTCTTCGTCCAAACGCTACGCAGGTTGCGGAGTTGAATCGGATTCTTGAGGATAACTGCGAGACTGCGAACGCCTGTATTCAGGAGCGAAAAGAGGCATGGAAACTCCAGCACAAGTCGATCACGTACTATGACCAGCAGAAGGAGTTGACGGAACTCCGCAAAGACCTGGCATTCCAGTGGATCGCCTGTGATATCCAGCGTGACCCGTTGCGTCGGGTTGACCGGGCATTCAAGGCGTTCTACCGCCGTTGCAAGGCTGGCGAGAAGCCGGGGTTCCCGCGTTATCGTTCACGTTTCAGGTACGATTCCTTCGGGTTCAGTTTGCCCGTAGTCCGCGAGCGTTCGATCAAAATACCGAACGTGGGGGATATTCGGGCGCGTGGTGGGCGTCCTATTTGGGGCCGCGCAAAATACTGCACGGTAAAGCGTGATGGCAAGAGATGGACGGCTAACGTAGTCTGTGATATCGGCCCCGCCCCAGAGAAGTGCGTGGTAATGCACCCGGTAGGGATTGATGTTGGCCTGACTACCCTGGCGACACTGAGTGACGGAACCGAGATTGAGAATCCGCGTTGGATACGTCAGCACGAAAATCGGATCGCCTCCGCCAATCGCTCGTTAGCAACCAAGACGCGCGGGTCACATAACCGCCTCCGTGCGCGTGAGGCGTTGCGCCGCGCTCATCAACGGGCCGCAAGTGCGCGGTTGAACTACATCCACCACGTCAGCAAGTGGCTGGTAGCGAACTACGATTTAATTGCTCACGAGGATCTGAAGATCCGAAATATGGTGCGATCCAAGTTAGCAAAGTCAATCATGGATGCAGCCTGGGGGCTGTTGATCTGGCAGGTAACTTACAAAGCAGAATACGCTGGTAAGTGGATGGTGCCGGTCAACCCGAAGGGGACATCTCAGAAGTGCAGCGGCTGTGGTGTCATCATCCGAAAGGAACTTAGCGAGCGGGTGCATTCCTGTTCATGCGGGTTGACTTTGGGGCGGGATCACAACGCGGCACTAAACATCAAAAGGCTCGGGATGAGCCTTGCGGGGCTATGCCCCTCAGAACAGCGGGCTACAAGTTGATGTTGAAACACTCCCTGAATCTCAATCTATATCATGTATATAAGTCCCAGCGTTGGCGCAAGTGCTGAGGCAGGAGGTAGAACGTGGCTGACATCAACGAGATCATCGCGGAGTTGGACCGACTGCGTCTGGCTGCGGTGGCACAGGAATGGCCATCGGCTGACTTAAAGTGGTCCATTGCAGCATTTCGCAGCTATCCCCTACTGCGGGATGAGATCCTGAAACTCCAACGAGAGCGGCAAGGCCTGCTCGCCGTCGCGCGGGCGGCGGAAGACTTGAAGAACAGATTGGATGCGGTTCACGCCGATGAGCGCTACCAGTCGGTCTGGATTCTGTACAAGATTCACGGCGGGGAATACACAGAACCGACCTACACAGTGGAACTTGACAAGCTCCGCGAGGCGCTGAAGGACTGAGGCCGTGAAACTCCGACCCGGATTACGGCTCTGGCGATGGCGGTGGCCATGGCTATTGCGATGGCTCTGGCTCTGGATAACGATCTTATCCTATGTCCGACATTTATATGATCCACCAAATTGAAGATGATGTGGAGGACCGCCGACCGAAGCCTGCGAACCCCGTCTATGAGTCCAGGGTGCGTGCGGCTAAGATCATGCTGCTTTCTGGATACTCCAAAAAAGAAGTTCAGCAAATCCATGGGTTCGTGGTGTTACGGGAGGCTGAACTGATGATCCAGGGAAACGTCTTGAGAAGGTATTAAAACACCTCTTGACTTCACTCTTGACTCCGCGTACCCTATAGATCGAGTACAACGTGGGACAAAGACAATGACACCCTCTGCCACCAAGAAAACCGTTAAGCTGGTTCCCATCGAGCAAATTGACGAAACTAATTCCGTCCAAATTCGCATCACCCTCGACGCCAGATTGGTCCATCAGTACCGCTCCTTAATTCAGGAGCACGGGAATATGGACCCCATTCATATCTTCCGTAACGGAGACAACTCCTACCGTGTCGCGGACGGCTTCCATCGCATCGAAGCCTACCGGCAGGAAAACAAGCTGGAAATCCCCGCCGTCATACACGATGGGGACGCCTCCGATGCACTGAAGTACGCCCTATTGGAAAACTCCCATCACGGCGCACGGCTGACCAATGCCGACAAAAGACGCGCCGTTGAATTGGCGGTAACCGACGAGAAGATTGGGGAGTGGAAAGACACCCAGATCGCCAAGTACATTGGCGTCTCCTTATCGTTGGTCGGCGAGATTCGAAGAGGCGAAACCAAGCAAGCCAAGAAAAAGAAAGTGGCGGAACGGAAGGCCAAGCGGGAAGCCTCGACTAGGGGAGTGACGGCCCGCGAACGCGAGGAGCCCGACGATCGGCCCACCAAAGCCATGATTTTGCGCCAAATTCAGGACTACTTGACCAACGACGTGGTTGACGAAGCCGAAGTTGTGAAGTTGATGGAGGGGCCGAAGGCAGCGTGGCAGTGGTCAGCAAAACCGGGGATGATTGCCGCTCTTAAAGTCGTAGGGAAGTCGGGCAGGGTACAACTGGAAACAAATGTGGTGGTCAAGGAAATCAGTGAAGACGAGATCATCTTAAAGTATGAAGGCGATGGGAAGGTAGGGGTGTTGGGATGAAGCCCGAGCAAAGGCCCAGCGATTTCGAAATAGCAATGGGGATGACCTACGATGAGGCGAAGAAGTTCTTGATCTCGACAGGGCGCTGGGAAAATGTCGAAGACCAAGATGGGTACACCATTATAGCAACGGCGAAGTATTGGAAGGAGCATCCAAAGCAATGACCAAATTCCAACTCACCCTTGAGATCATCAAAACCTTGGGGCTCTGCTATGAAGTAGGATGCCAAGGACCAAACAAGATCGGCATCGCCATCGAGCGGTTCGCCTCCATCGAGAGCGTGTTCGACGTTGTCCACATCCAAAGCGAACTGTCGTGCAATGAAATGGCGGTTCGTTTCTTGGAGTTCATCTACCACGGCAAACCGATTCCCGAATGGCTGGAAAGAGCCGAGGACATCCTGGAATGACCCCTCGCGACCTGAGGAAGGCGATCCGCGAAGGCCGTATGACGGCATCGGACCCGCGTATCTATAAACGCGCGCCGGAACCTCCCGAAGACTGGTCACATCGTAAACGGACTCGATTGAAGGTTGCGATCAATGCCGCCATTATGTTCTTGCAGGGTTCGGAGTGGCCGGAAACCAAGGCTTATTTAATCGGGATGAAGTACACTCAAGCGCTGGATATCTCCAAGGCCCGCGTACAACAGTATGTGAAGTCGGGCACGGACTTTCTATTGAGCCAAGGTTACTTCGTCGAGGTCAGGAAAAGCCACAAAAAGAAGGTTGCGAAATGACGCTGCAAGTCTTGATGTCGTGGATTGGCTACGGGATCGTGGCGATCGCGGTGGTAGTGGCCGTCTACAAGATGGTACTCTCCACCGTGAGGGTCATGCGCAGTCCCACGGTGTACCAGCCATCGCTGGAGTTCACCGAGATCCGCGACCAGATTTGCAAAGTGAACGCAGCCATCCAGGAGCAGGCGGGCATAACCCGAACGCATCTTTCAACGATCAACGACAATCTCGCTTTAGTTCGTGATGGTCTTGTTGGCGGGCGTGTCGAGCGGACAGATCAAGCATCCAAGCAACTCGCCGCCCTGGATTCCCTGTCCCTCTCCTTCGAGAAGTTCACCAGGAGCCAGACCAACTGGTTGACTAAGATTCTGGGTGGAGATGGAAGCGGCTACACGGACATGACCGATCAGGAGGCGGAACTCCGCGAACGGGCGGAAGGAATCCGGCGACGTTACGGGGTAGATTGGGCAGAAGCCATGGACCGGGCCAAGAAGACTTTAGTATACGAGCCAAACGCAAGAATGAAGGATCAAGTCTGAAAAGGAGAAGTGCAATGCCGTTGTTTGAAGTAGCGATCATCGAGAAGCCGAGCAAGAAAGAAGCCGAAGAAGGGGCCGTCGAGAAGTTGGTCTTTGGCCCCAAGGCTGTGATTGCCCGAGATGGACAGTCCGCCGCCCTTGCTGCCGTGATGGGTGGTGAAGCACCCAAAGTGGATATGCAGAAGGCGGAGGTACTGGTCCGCCCTTTCGCCTAGCCACCGTCCAGAAGGCGGTGGAGCAAGATAGCCCCTGGGGCAAGAGTGCTGTGGTGGCCGAAGCGGTGTGGGATGCTTTACACCCCGCTAAACCGGCGCAAAAAATTCTGATGAACCCAATCGCCCAACCCGGTGACTTCCGCTACATGGACCCGCCGAATCTGCCTCCGTACATCGGAGAGTTTCTCCGGTATCTCGTCGAGACGCAAGGCGGTCTATTCCCCACGACCACTAGTGGAGCCACCGTTTTCTACGGGAAAGCTCCGGTCGGGGCCATGTCGTACAACGTTGCAACCCTGTCCAATATGTCGCAAACGACGACGAGTAATCTGAACCAGTAAGAAAGGAGAAAACACCCGACAGTCTAAAACACAATACACCGCAGCCGGTTGGAGTACAAACGCAACCCTCTAGCGGATAGAGGGCCGTGCAGAGCCTTGGAGTGAGGCGGACTAATTTCTGGGGAGGTGGGTGCGCTGAATTTCAAGGCTCTGCAAGGAAAGAGACGCCAGGAAGCATGGACCAAGCACTCAAGGATAAGTTCGCCCGCTACATTCAGAAGACCCTCGACCGTGGGCTGAAGAAGACCCAGGACTCTATTCTACTCACCGAGGACGTGGTGGACACGGTGGAAATGCTCTATGACATGAACACGGAGGAATCCGGTATTGCCACGGTTCCACCGGGCGTGCCGAGTCCCACGTTGGACGTTCACCCTCCCCCGCCACTGGGAGCCGTGGTGCTCCATAAAGACGTTGCTACGGACCCCGGAGAGGCCAAGAGCGTAATTTTAATGCCGGGAGATCCGGGATTCGACGAGCATAAGCCCGCCGATATAAAGCGTAAGGTATTCACGGCGGGAACCGTCCGCAGGCGGGCAGTCACAGGAAAAAGGCCATCAAACCTAACGGAAAACCCTAAGTGGGACGTGTCGGATCTGATTGCTCTTATTAACGATAATTCACCGGACTACATCGAATTCGAGCCGAGGGGGCTGGAAGGAAAGTTGACTTTACGGGCGCGCAAGAATGTCCTCAACCAGGCCGGGATGGGACTGGTTCATTTGACCTACAAGCACGATGCCGTGTCGGATAGTGCTGGCGGGGGAGCTGTTGAAGGACAGCCTACATCTCTTGGCCTATTGGTAGCTCGCAAGACCTTCAGCGTCTACGACGAAAAGCAGGACATTAGCGCGGCGCTCGATGAAATCCTGGAGCAATTGAAGGCAATGTACAAGCCCCGCCCGAAGTACATGTCTCCGGCGGAGATCGGTGATTCCCCTCCATTAAGGGAGATTGGAAATTTCGACACTGACAACCTTCCGATGGGCGACCGGCTTACAAAGCAAGAAGGGCAGATGCAAAAAGGTTTTCGGTCCATATCCGACCCTAGAGCTTCTAAGCATGAGGATTCGATTTTGCAGTCATCCTTGAGGGATCAGAGTGTGGCCAATTCACGGCTGGTTCCCCCCAGGCCAGGAGGTTAGGAAGTAGATGGGACAGCCACAGCAAGATCGAATGGACGGACGCCACATGTTTAGGAGAGAGAGACGATGCAAACGAAATCTGAGTTATTGAAGGAACTGGATCGACTGGAAGCTGATATATCAGCCATCAAAGAAAAGTGGGCTGCTGGCGTTAGTACGCGCGACCTCGTGGCTGCTGGCGTTATCGCGCGCGACCTCTTGGCTGCTGGCGTCAGTGCGCGCGACCTCTTGGCCGCTGGCGTCAGTACGCGCGACCTCTGGGTCGCTGGCGTCAGTGCGCGCGCCCTCTGGGTCGCTGGCTTTAGTGCGCGCTACCTCTTGGCCGCTGGCGTCAGTACGCGCGCCCTCTTGGCTGCTGGCGTCAGTGCGCGCGACCTCTTGGCTGCTGGCGTTAGTATGCGCGACGTGCGCGAAATGGTCCAGGCGTTGCCAGAGTGAAGGGCAAATAGATGGGACAGCGCCCTGAATGCTATGATCCCCGGTTACGTGAGCCAACGGATCGTATTGCTGAAGAGCTTTCCCGAATAGGGATCATAGCATTCAAGGCAGGGCTGGCCCCCGAAATTGATGATTTGGTGACGATCGCCAGTCATACCTTTAAGGTCACTGGGACTGCCACGAAAGAGCAATATCTATCGGCGGTAGATAACGCCGGTCATAACCATGACAAGTATTTTAAGGAAGGAGCGTATGACGATTACCGCTTCCTTAGAGTCAAAGAGATTACGCAGTAGAGGGTCAGGCAGAGAGGTTAGGAAATGAGAGTAGAAACCGACGAAAACGAAGGGAATTATATAGTATAAGTCCCAAGGTGTAGTACCATCGTTCTATGAACTGGCCTATTCAAAATCCGCTGGCAGGCATCGGGATTCAACTCGCTGCTATACTAGCAGGCCAATCGTTTCTGGAGAGACAAATGAGCGCAATCGCAACGCAACTGACGGCAATTCAAGGTTCCATCACAGCCTTGCAAGGGGATGTAGCCACGCTTGCAACCGGCATCACCGGCCTGGAGGCCACCATTACACAGCTTCAGCAGTCGATCGCCAACCAAGGGGACGTATTGAGTCCCGCGACGCAGACGATCCTGACGAATCTGGTCACGCAGGCGGCAACCGCAAAGACCGCCGCCGACGCAGCCGTAGCGGAATTACCAACATCGGCCACCTAAACTTTCAATCCGCGTCTGGATCTGGCTGTGGCTGCATCCTCCGTTGCGGCCACAGCCGATTTTTTTGTTCAGATTGACTCTTAAAGTAAGTCTGCTATATTGGGGTCGTGGCGGACAAAAAGAAGCCGAAAGTGACCCCCATCGCAACCCAGATCAAGCAGGTTGCCAGCAGTCCCACGTTGAACCCCGCTCCCCCACTGGTTATTCCCGAGAAATTCGCTGGCATCAAGGTCACCGCCAAGAACCTCTCCAGCCGTTCCATTCAAGGGAAAATCCAGGCCTTTCACGCCATCAAGCACCTATTTAAGTTATTCCATAACTTGGAGATTAGCGTAGAAGCGGGAGATGTGGCGGCGATGAGACTTGTGGCCCAGATGTACGGCTTAGTAGAAGGTGGCAAGGCGGGCACGGTTGTCAACGTCCAACAGAACAACAATAATCAGACAGCCAATATCAGCGCCTCAGGTTCCAAGGGGCTGGCTACACCGGACGCTATCTTCCGCATGTTGGCTGACGAACAGGAAACCCGCCAGTTAGGACCAGCTCGCAGAGTGGTGGATCTGGTTGCCACCCCCGTGGAGTACGAGAAGACCAAGCCGGTCGAGGAATAGTCATGTGGCGACGCGACCCTGGCGTATCCGCCATGATCGAGTACTTGGATCGGGACCTCCCCTTAAAACTGAAGATTAGGGAAGAAGACTGGGACCTGATCCCCTCTATCGAAAGATTTGAACTGATTGAGGGGTTGGCTGACGGGAAGAAGCTCAAAGCGGCCATCGTCGAACAAGCCCGTGCCTGCCGAAACGATTTCAGCTACGCCGCGAGAAATTACTTCTGGATCACTACGAAGGAACTGAAGCGACAACTCCTATCACTCTGGGAAAGCCAGTTCATCATTCTCGATAAGTACTACGAACTGAAGGCCAAGGGCAGAGCACAGAAGATTTTGATTTTGAAAGCTCGCCAATTGGGCTGCTCGACTTTGATTGAAGCGATGATCGCTTGGCGGGCGATGTTCTTTCCAAATACGAGAGCCATCGTAGTCTCGGTTGATCGGGCGCACTCTTCTTACTTATTCGGCTATATGCTGTACATCTACGACAACATGCCGTGGTGGTTGAAGCCGATGCAGTCCAGCCGTAAAGAAGAGACGGGCTTATTCTTCGAGAATGAGGACCCGCTACTCCGTTTAAGACATCCTGGCATGAACTCTCGTGTAATGGTGCAATGGTCGAACCAATACTCTGGAGTAGGACAAGGGATCGCTGTAGACGCGGCCCACGTCTCAGAGTTTTGTGGCTACCTTGAGGACGACTTAGAGCGCATTGTCAACGCCGATTTAGGCAACTCGATGGCTGATAAACCGCAAGTCTTCGGATTCATCGAAGGGACGGGTGAAGGAGCCGGAACCGCTGCGCATCGAATCTGGAGAGCGTGTGAGCGGCGTATGGATCAAGGCAAATGGCCACGTTGGTATCCACTGTTTCTTCCGAGCTTCTTCGAGACAACCAGAGTTCTGGCTCCTCCGAACGGTTGGTGCATTCAAGAACCAGAGAGACTGATGCGGGAGCGGGCCAAGAAGGAATGGCTGACGTGCGCGAATTGTCGGAAGTGGCGCAAAGCCGCGTTATTCGGAGAATCGGTCAGTGGAGCAAAGTGCCCCGACTGTGACACGGGAACCTTGCAACCGATGGTGCTGACGGACGAGCAATGCTATTGGCATCAGGACAACCGCGAGCAAGCTGAAGAACAGGGGGAGAAGGCCAAGAAACAGTGGCTTCAGGAAATGGCCGTCACCGCCGAGGACGCTTGGCAGGTAAGTGGTTTCGTGATGTTCAACGATGCCTGCCGCGAGTGGGTGAATTCGACCGTAGATCGGAATCCAGTCAGGAAGGGAAAGATTTATCGGGAAACCGGCGAAATCCACGGGGCGGGCGGAGAAGATGGCCGGTGTTACATCAAGGGGTGCAATGTCGATCATCGCCAAGACGAGACCCCTTTTTGGGTCTGGGAGGAGCCGCTACTGGGCGTTGAGTACTCAGTTGGAGTGGACCCGAGCGAAGGAATCGGCCAAGACTACAGTGTGATCTTCGTCAACAAGATCGGTAAGTTTGGCCAGCCCGATGAGCAAGTGGCGGTCTGGAGGGATAACCACACCAAGCCCAAGGAATTGGCCTTCTACTGTAACGTCATTGGAAGGTGGTACAACGACGCCTTGATGTGCATCGAGTACAACGTCTATCAGACTGTTGGTGACGATGTGCTGATTTTTTATCAGTACCCAAATGTCTTCCGGTGGAAACATCTGGACTCCCTGCACCCTTTGTCCGGGAAATGGCATTGGTACACCAAAGTGAATACGAAGGCGTACCTTCATCAGACGGGAGTGGACTGGCTCTTGTCTCACACTTGGGTAATTAGGTCAGCAAACTTTGCAGAGGAAATGACCACTTACCGGAAAGAAGAGGCTGACTCGCGGACCTTCGGGGCTGAGGAAACGTTTCACGACGACGAACTCCTTGCCGGTCTCATCTCTCTTTACTGCGCCCATGAAATGGACTGTGACGAAGGAGGCCGCGTTCGCGTTCCAGGCGTAGTGGAAGTCCAGAAGCCCGCGCGGTATCGGTGTTACTGTCAGACTTGCCGGTACGGGGAGACGGTGGACTCGGAAGGCAAATGGCCGTGGGTCTGCGATAACCCGGAACGAGAATACCGTTGTCCGCAATGCGGCTCGATCCAACTGAAGGCTATTTCGCTGGAAATCCAACTGCCCAACTCGTTGGGTTTTGAAGGACTGATGACGTTGATGGGGAAGAAGCCGGAAGGCCAGCCTTATGAACCGAGGATTGAGGACTTGTAGTCAAGGGGAAACGGGAGTACTATAAAACCCAAGGAGAAAGCCGTGAGCGTTAAGTACAACATTCAACTTGAGCTATCCGAGAACGACATCGGACCCCTAATGACCATGGTCGAGGGGGATGAGAACGAAGTTCAGAAGCTCACCCAGATCATCCAGACACTCTTAAAGGACGTTTCAGGCGGCGGGCTGATGCTCACCCCGAACGAGATGGCGCGCATCACGGAGTCCACCGGCTTAGAACCGACTTCCGGCGAAGAACTCTTGCCGCTATTGGCGGAGGCGGCGGGCCGCGAAGAGGGCAAGTTGACGTTCCGGTGCTCCGTGGACCCGGTATACGAAGACTATTACCAGGAGGCCGCAACATCTCAAGGGCGAACCGTGAAAGAGCTGATCCAGGACATCTGGGACATCTTCATAGACGGAGACCCGATGCAATACAATATGGGAAACTCCGGCTATCCTCACTTGGTCCGCATGATGCCCAAAGACAAGCAGGCCCTAGAAACACTTCTGGGCGGTAAGTTCGAGACAGGCACCGATCTGGTCAAACTGATTCAGGAGTCTCTGGGCGGCGGGCTGTTCCAGGACATCGCAGAGAGCCATACGGAGGCGGTGTGATGTTCGAACTCGACAAGGACAAATACAGGTTACTCGCACTTGAATTTCTTCGCAGGAACGAAGGCCACATAACGTTGTACGGATCAGACTGTGCGACTGAAAACCTTGAAGGAGCGGATATTGAGGCGGTAGCCTCCTGCAAGACCATAGACGTTGAGTTCTACCTCATTGATAAAAATGAGGCTGCTCGTCGGAAACAAGAAGACTCTATCCTGATCCCAGCGGCTAATGAATTGGTAAGGCGCATGATCGCCAATAGAACCCTTGGCAGGACTGTTAAATACGGGTTCACTGGCTTCAAGAGAGGTCACGAAGGACCGTTTACTGGTCAGATATATCCAGCCATCCGTTTGGCTGAGTTCCGATCAATTAATATACCACGAGAAAGCCTTGCTGATCTGTGCGAGGTAGCCGCAGCAACTAAGGCGGCAATAGAAAGCTTGGAGATGGCCTTACGGCCAGTTCAGGAGTCCCACGTGGGACAGGAGTAGATTGTGCCAGTTTTTGAGTCAGTGTGCGTCTCCAAGACCTGCGGCAACCGTGGTCTGATTGTGGAGCACTTCTATAAACACTGGGACGATCCGACTGAGCCCTGCGAAGAGTGCGGGGAAAGAACGGAGAAGATACCCAGTTCGTTCGCCAGTCCCTTCATGGGAGATATGGGACGGAAATACGTGGACAGATCCCTAGACGATGGCGACCGCCAGGACCTTCACCACTGGGTCTGGGACAGGAATACCCCGGACGGCAAACCTAAGCCCCGCTACATAGAAACCTTCCAACAGCAAAAAGAGTGGTGCCGCAGCAATGGTGTGGCCCTCCCATCCGAACTCCCAAGCAATTGTGAAGCCTCCGAAGATGGGAGGAAATTGCAGAAAGCTACCGCCACATTACGTGACCTCAAGGAAGCCGAAAAGAAACAACAGGTTGCCGAAGCCAAAGAGGCGTCGTGACGGCACAAATATACTCGACACACCCACAGGAAATCTGTGAGGATCAATACACAGAGGAGCCTGAGGCCATGACGCTGTGTATTGCCGCAACCTGCACCTACCAAGCAAAGTCAACGCTAGTTTTGTGCCGTGACTGGCAGGTTAACAAAGGCACGCTAATAACTTCGGACGATGCAGACAAGCTACGAGAAATCGAAGAAGGAGAATCGCACTGCTCGATCTTGATTTCTGGACAACCGACACGCGCCGATCAATTACTTAACGCTTGTGATCCAGCGATACGTGGATACATGCGAGAGTCTAATCCGGCAGATACCGATTTGCATATCGACGCCTTACTTGAGGGATTGAGAGCGGCGTGCCGCAATGTGAAGCGTAAATTAGTAAATCACTTCGTTAGTATGACCCTTAACATGGACTTTGAGGAATTCTCTAAACACGGGCGGGAATGGCTCCGAGAATCTCACTACGACGATGTGTGGCACGAGATACGCCATTTGAACCTTGGCGCAGAGTTGTTGATTGCGTTATTCGATGCGGAACAATACGGACAGATCGTTCGTGTTGATCTTTCCGGCGAAGTACATTGGGAAAACGACTATTCAACAATCGGCACTGGGTCAGACATTGCTCAGGCGTTTCTTTGTCAGAATGAGATGTACGATCCCGACACTATAACGCTTGGGGCCTGCATTTATGAACTACTACGCGCCAAGTTTGCGGCGGAGCGGAGTCGTGATGTTGGAACCGGAACTAGCGTTGACATTATTGTTGGCGGTGCCCAAAAGTACAGCATCAGCGATAAAGGCTTTAAGTATTTCGAAAATAAATTGCGACCATACAAAATTCCAAAGATCACCTTTGCTGAAGATTTTCTCGAAGAGGACATCCCCGCAAAGCCAGAACCAAACGTCGATAATGATGTATCCTGACGACAGTGAAACGATCTACCGGGGGCTTCGCAAATCCTATGTTTGAGCGATACACGGAAAAAGCGAGGCGGGTGATCTTCGTCGCCCGCTATGAGTCCAGGAAGTTCGGCAGTCCCTATATCGAGACGGAGCATCTGCTGCTGGGCCTGCTGCGCGAGGACAAGGCGCTGGCGAACCGCTTTCTGCGCTCGGACAGCGCGGTGGAATCGATCCGCAAACAGATCGAGGGGCATACCGCGCCCCGGGAAAAGGTCTCCACTTCCGTCGAGCTGCCACTCAGCCACGAATGCAAGCGCGTGCTCGCTTACGGGGCCGAGGAAGTCGAGCGCCTCAACCACAAGCACATCGGCACCGAGCACCTGCTGCTCGGCCTGCTGCGCGAGGAGAAGTGTTTCGCCGCCGGAATCCTGCATGAGCGCGGCCTGCGCCTTGCCACCATCCGCGAAGAATTGCAACGTTCGCAGAGCGAGAAAGCTCCCACCCGGCCCAAGGAAAGCTCCCTACTGTCGGAATTCAGCGAGAAAGTGATCTCCGCGCTGGCCCGCGCCATCCGCCGCTCGCACGCCGGTTTGACGTGGCGCAAACCGTGATTAGCCATTTGGTGGTAGATTATGGAATGCTCCTTAAGCGAACATGGGCCCAACGTGGGACTTGATGTAGGCTGAACAGTGTAGGTAACGTTGCCGAATCCAAAGAAATAGCTTAGGATAAGCGCAGGAGGCTCCTCTATGAAACGAGGCCACAAAGGCCGGAAGGTGAAGGGAGGCAACAGCCCTCGCCAGCCAAATGCCCCTCATCGCGCCGAACGCAAACTAAAGGCGCGGCGCTGAATCTCCCCTGCCGTGAGGACGATTTGAGGCACCTATGGCTTCGTTAGCGATCGTTCCTCGCGCATCCGTCGAACGCAATTCTGGCTCGCGCGATTTCCCTGACCAATACTCTAGAAAACTTCTAGGTTGGCGCGACGCCCTTCTCCGCCAGGGGATGGAGGAAATGCGCTCTTGGCGGGACCTGCAAGAGATCGAAAGAATCCTGGACTACTTGGACGGCAACTGGTATCCCTCGACACGTCCAGACTACAGGTCAAAGTACTATGACGATTACATGGGTGATATGCGTTTAGAAGCCCTGTCGTCATTGAGTCAGATCCGCCCTACTATCGACATCACGTCATCGGTCGAGGCGTACAAAAAGCAAGCCGAGACGGTTCACAAGTACATCCGGTCGCTGTGGTTCAACATGAACCTGGATGCGATTGTGGTGGAGTGGCTGGACCATGCGCTATTTGGGACAGGATTCCTGAAGCACGTAGCCGGAGAAAACCAATTCCAGTTTTCAGCGCACGGGGCCGATCAGGTGATTCCGGTTCTCTGTAACGGAAAGATACAGGAATCGGCAGCGGTCATCTATCAGAACTACAAACCACTCCCGTACTTCTACGCCAAGTTCGGCAAAGAGAAATGCCAAGGGCTGGAAAAGTACACGGTCAACCTGAGCCGGTCACTTTCTCAGGACAAGTACGTTCGACCTTCTAGCGTGCCTGAGTACACGTGGAATGCGATGAGTCCCGCCATGAAGCACAAGATGTCGCAGCGCGGCGGTCCAGTTCGAGAATCCGAAGGGACCTACGTACCGTTCCCAGTGATCGAGTTGAAGGAGGTCTATTTCGACGATTGGTCGATCAATGAATCTGGCAATGAAGTGTTCGTTCAGAATCAGGACCTTCATCCCAGTCAGTACAATTACCACTATCTTGTGCCCCCAGGAGCAAGATTATTCCCGCGTAAGAGGCTGGTGATTTTCGCCGGGGATCGGATCATGTACGACGGTCCAAGCCCCTTCTGGCACGGACTGTATCCTTTCACGATGCTTCAGTTGAATCCCTGCGTGTGGAGCCCCGGTGGAATCTCGAAGTACCGAAGATTGATCCCACAGTGCCAAGCCACGAATAGCATCGGTGCCGGAGTAGAGGAAGCCGTAAAGAGAGCGTTGAACCTGAACGTAGTGGGCAAGCGTGGTGCGATGGCCGAAGTGGTGTGGGATGCCTTCCAACCCGCTAAACCGGCGCAAAAAATTCTGATGAACCCAATCGCCCAACCCGGTGACTTCCGCTACATGGACCCGCCGAATCTGCCTCCGTACATCGGAGAGTTTCTCCGGTATCTCGTCGAGACGATCAAGAAACGTTCTGGATCATTGGACATCTCCGGCATCGCCAAGAAAAAGCAAGTGCCGGGAGGTGAAGCCATCGAACAGATGAGGGAGACGTTGAGCGGTCCATTCCAATTGGAAAGCCGCTACCTTGAGATCGCATTAGAAGAAGCTGGGTCACAGATGGTATCGAACGTCTTCCAGTACGCCACTTTAAGCGGACGTATGAGAGTGCTGGGGGCAGACGGGATGACGCCGGAAGACTTCGATTACGACGCTGGGACCATGGTTCCTTCCTCGGCACCGAAGGAGGATTTCTGGCGGGCATTCAGTATGAAGATCGCTCCTGGATCGACTCACGGAACGAGTAGAATGCAGAAGGAGGTGAGGGCGGCCACGTATTTCAAGATGGGCGCTCTGTCACTTCACGGTCTTTATCGGCAAGCGGAATTCCCGGAGAACGCAGACCTTGTCATACAGGAAATGCAGAAAGAACACGAGGCGGGTATTGGTGGAGGGCCGAAGGGTGCAGGAAGAACGCCGCGTCAAACGAGAAGTCAGCGACAGGGCTCACCCGTATAGCGCCTGGACCCCGTTCACCTTGATGTCTCTCTACCTTCACGTACAAAGAGGGGGTTGGGGGTACATGGTTGTGGTACGCGATCTTGGTCAGTGGAAGCATCCGAACGGAGAGCGCGGTGGCACGATGCTCGAACTATCGCTGAGTTGAGTCCCACGTGGGACTACCGCCATCACTCGTATCCCTCCAAGAGAATCCTTTGAACCTGGAGGTAGTGCTCGTACTTGACGATCACTACCAATGGCTTGTTGGTGATCTGGTCCTGAACAACTATTGGTCGTCTTAGTTGGCGCAGCGCCTTAGCATTTAGAAGCCTCAGTTTGCTAGTTCCGATGTACTCAAGATTAGGGTCTACGAATGGGAAGTGAGGAATCTCGGAAGTCCATAGTTTCAAGTCTTTAGGGGTAGCCACTGATCCAAGAATAGCCAGAAAGTGAGCAACTGTCTAGACACGTTGGGAAGCATCCCCTTTCATTGACTTGTAGTACGTTTATTACAGCCTCAGGTTCCGTTTGAGGACTTTTACGAAGGGAGGCCCACCATGGCACGTCGGGGAAAGAAAGGCCGCAAGCACGGTCGCAAGTAACCCAACACGCCTCCCGCTGGGGTGGCCCGGTGGCGTGCCTAAGTCAAGAAAATAGGCCACCCTTTATTCCAGCATGACCACGGAAAAAATTTATGGCCAGAAAGAAGGGCAGGAAGAAGGCATCGCGCCGTAACAAGCGCGTGTACCGGAGATAGTCTATGAAATACCCTCAAAACTTTCACGCAACTTCGAGCAAGGAGAAGTTAGCCCAAGGCCCGAAAGATATGCCGGATCGAGGCGGTCCCAAACCGAACGCCCATATCACGGCAACCCAGGTTTCCCTCAGCCGTAAACCGAATCCAGTCGCCGCCTTCGGCGATAGGCAGAGTCATGGCGAGCACTCGCACGACGGGGCCACGCTTGTCAATTTGTCGAGGAAGGCAAGCAGCCCATACGACAAGGACGGGATGAGCGAGACAACTATGCAGCACTCGTTCGAAGGGAAGAATCGGACCAAGAAGGCGTAAATGGCCACGGGCACCACACCTCCGCTGCCTCCTGACATTATCCAGCAACAGCAGGCCCCTCCAGAGCAGCAGCAATCGGTATTCTCAGCGCAAGGCGTCAATCAGCCCCAGGATGGGATGCAGGTCGTGCAACAGGTGATGGGGCAGATTCAAAAGCTCGACCAGTGGGTGGGTGAGACGAAAACCCTATTGGAATCCTTCGACCCCTCATTGGTTCCACTGTTCAAACCGATCGCCGAAGCGGGCATGAAACTCGCCGAAGAGATCCAGAAGAAAGCACAGCGGAGCGGAATGGCCAAGGGTAGCCCGGTAGTGCCGCCGCAACCGCCGTCTAACCCATCAGCCGGACCTCCCAGTCCGGTGATGTAAGAGAGAATAAAGATGCCCTTTGAGAACCTATTAGCCGCGATCGCCGATGACGGCGAACGCAACAGTCTCAAGGCCATCTCCGAGAAGTATCCTGCCGTGAAACGATATGCCGAACTTGGGGAGCAAGTGGAACCATTACTTCCCAGGGTCAAAGCACTTCAATACGAAACTCTGCCTCCGGTAGTCGAGGAGTTGGAGAAATGGCGGCACTTCAAGGAAACAGATTGGCCTATGTGGGAACAAGAACACAGCCGCGTTCGGACATCACTAGCCGAAGCCACCGCAGAGGTGGAGAAGTTGCGGGCGCGTGGAGAACTTGATATGACCGCCGAAGACGTAAAGAAGTTGATCGATGAATCGCTGACCGCGAAGGGCGTGGTGGATGTGAACACGCTGACCTCGAAGCTGACGGAATTTCGGGACAAGGAAATCCGCCCCGAACTGAACTCGACTATCAACGGTTGGGGCAATCGCTTCCAGGAGGTCTACCAGAAATTGACGCCGAAATTCGGGGCGCACGAGAAGACCTTCGGAGAGGCCTTGGATGCGCCCGCCGTCTTCGAGCACATGAAGAAGTTGGCCGAAGCTAAGAAAACATCGATGGCGAACATCGACCCAGACGAAGCCTACAACGACTTCTACAAGGATAAGTTCGCAGCACGCGATACGGCGACCCGTGAAGCGGAGAAGAAGGCGGCTCGCGAAGAAGGCATTGCGGAGGGCCGCAAGCAAGCAGCGGCGTTGAGCGGGCACAGTCCGACGATTGTGGACGGCGGCGGTGGCGGAAGGAAGCTGGGACCTTTGCAGCGGCGCCAACTGGAACGGTTGAAGCCCAAGGAAGGCGACGCCATTGAAGCGCCTTTAGGTAAAGGGATCATCTCGCAGCAGTACGTCCAGAAGAAGTTAGAGAAGGAAATGAGCGGGAGCGCAGTATAGCGCTCCCGAAAGGCAAGATGAGGCTAGGAAACAGCGGCGATCTTTCGGTGACTCGCAAGGTAAGCGATTGCCTTGACGAGCAAGGCCGGGTCGTCCAAAAACCCACCGAGGCCTGTATTGCACTTCTCGCAAAGGAGTGCTCGGTGAGTGCCGGGGAAATTGTGATTGTGATCGACGGCCAGCCTCTCGTTCTTCGGTCCTCCGCTGGGCGGCTTACCGCAAATGGCGCACAGACCGTTCTGCGCAGTCTCAAGGGACTTTCGTCCTTCTGGACTGAGGCCGTAGAGTTTGTATTCCATACGTTCTCTACGGGACATGTGATTCTTCGGCGTGTGATACCAAGTCGTAGATCTCGCGCAGGCGCACTTCTTGCAGATGTTGCTTCTTCCGCCCGGAGATCTGCAATGAGCCGAAAAGTCATCTATCGACAGGATGGATTGGCAGATAGTACAGACCTTCTGTCCTTCGAGGATCGTGATATTCGGGCAGGTTGCGAAATGTCTCTGAAGAAGCAACTGCACGGTCTTGTGTCCGCAGTAGTTGCAAGACACAGGCATTCCCGGACCTTTCTTTGGGGCCTCTTTTATCGTCTTCGGCAGGTTCTTAGGGTTAAGCTCGCACCGTTTTCGGTGCGGCCATATTTCTCTGGCGGAATGTTGTTCTCCGCAGTGAGGACAGGCCTTGTACACGCGAGTACTCAGTCTGATCTTTGTTTGCTGGGGTTGTTCCATACGTTTAGTGTACGCCAACCCCTACTCAATGTCAATGAAATAGGAGGTACGTAGAATGGCCTTGCAGCTAACGGAGCTGGACGCCTTAGACATAGGGCCTTAGCCGAGAGATCGGTTATGCAAACCTCGTGAATTGCTGGGACACCTAAACCCGAATTGGCGGGCAAGGCAATCAGCAGCCAAGCCGACGAGAGTCGGAAGGTTCAACGATCATCCCGAGAGGGAGTAGGGCCAAGCGGCCCGAAGCGCGAGGCGACCCGAAGCGGGCCGATGAGATGATCTGCTCTGCTGGGAAACTTGCAGAAGGCCGGGAATAGCGAACCCGGTCGCAACATCAAGGATGTGTACGATTACATCGTAGAGAAGACAACGGATTAACTGATAGTCCCTTGGCGGTGAAAGCCGCCTCGAAAACCGCGTGAATTGCTGGGAAGCCCTTCGGGGTAATCAGCAGCGAAGCCCAGAAATGGGAACGTTCAACGGCCATCCCTTCGGGGAGTACGGGCAAGTGCTCGGAAGCGCGCGGCACCCTTCGGGGTGATGATATGGTCTGGTCTCACATGAAAGTGTGAGAAGGCCGGGAATAGCGAACCCGGTCGCAACACGAACGATCATCTACGGTGCAGATCCTGCATTTACTAGGCTCAGTCAGCAGAGAGCAGAACGATTCGCGGGCAACAGCCGCGTAAGGAGGCCCGTGATTGTTGGGGAACTCCTCGGCGATTTTATGGGCAAGGGCGAAACGATGGACATCAACTTCGTTACGACCGACGCGGCGATCACGGTGGACCTGAAGGTAGCGTGGGTAAACATCACGCTATACGGATGGGACGCGATGAACGACGATGGCCAAGAGGCGATTTTCAATCAGGTAGAGATGAAGTTCCTCAACGCCTCATTGAAGATGGCGAAGATCCTGGCCGTCAATATGTACCAGAACGGGCAGGGTGCGCGGGCTAAATACCTGAACGGATTTGATGAGTGGATCGACGACGGAACAAATTACTCCCAAGTCGGCGGCCAGAACCGAACCGATATCAATGGTTTGACGACTGGCACCGTTGGCGGGCTGAATGCCTATCAGGCCACGGTGACCACGTTCACCTTGGCACAACTCAACACGGCCTATGGAAACGCCTGTTGGGGCTCGGATCACCCGGACCTGATAGTGGTCACACAGAACGGCTGGAACTTGATCTGGCAGGGCACGCAGCCTGCAATGCGGTATGAGAATAAAGACAACGATCTGGCCAACGTGGGATTCCAGAACTTCAGGTTCAATGCCGCCGATGTGGTCATTTCGCGGTATCTTCCTTCGGGTAGCTCGCCGATCGGCAAGATGTTCGGATTGAACACGGCCTACGTGGAGTGGTACTTCTCCCAGGTAGACCTGTTTCAATTCGGGTTTACCGGATTCAAGGGCGTGAACAACTCGATCGATGTGAGCGGCCAGTTCCTTAGCGGCTCAAATCTAATGGTGCCAAGCCCCCGGACCTGTTTCAAACTCGCCTCGACGCTTTTCTGAGTGTTTTCAATGAGTTGCGTGGCAGAGGAAAAAGAAGTGAGGATCATGTAAATGACACAACAAGGATTAGCAGGCAATCTCGGCGGCACAATCCAGTTTTGGAGTTTCCAGTTCACCTATCTGGACCTCCAGACTACGAGCACCAGCTCCGGCGTGGCGTACACGTTCAATCTCTACAACACGCTGAGCGGGCCGCCGTATAACACGAGCACTGCGATGACGTTCCCGCAGGGCAGTTTTCTGCTCTACATGCGGGTCAAGCACTCGACATCGTTCACCGGCGGTTCGCTCACTGGGATGACGGTCAGTGTAGGGAAGTCGGGCGGGACAACCAACTTCTTCACTCAGCCGTTCAATGTGTTCCAGGCGGTGGCCGACACGACCATCCAGGAGACGTTCGCACAGCCGATGGGTCAGTTGTCGGCGGTCACCCCCCAGGTGACCTTTACGCCAACAGGTGACACCTTGGCTCACTGCACGGCTGGCGTGTTGAATATCGACGTCGCCATGTTCCGTGTGACGACTCCGTCACAGTACGTTGCCAACAACATCGTGCTCAATTCGAGCGTGCTCTAAGGAGGATTCATGCCGTCTTTCATTGCGACTCCGGCTTATCTTCCCAGCGAACAGCAGATGTTCTACGCCAATACGCTGCCTACGGCTTCGTCGGACGTGACCGGGATGAACCTCAAACTCGGGGACCTGATCTGGATCACGTCCGCCTCCGCTGGCCAGCCGCTTATTTACAAGTTGGTGAGCGCTCCCAGCACGACCTACCCTGGCGGGGCTTGGCAGAAGATAGCTGCGTGGGTGTCCAAGCCTACCTCGGTTTCGGCGGCGTACACCGTCAACGGAGCCACCGACGATTATGTCGTCATGACTGGAACCAGCGCGTTTGCAGTAACGCTGTGCGATGCCACGGTTTTCGTCGGCAAGTCCATCACGATCGCTAGAGTGGGTGCTGGCAACGGAACTGTGGTCTGCCAGTCGGGGCAGAATCTCGGGAACGCCCACACCACGATCACCTTCCACTCGGACGAATCGGCAGTCACGCTGCTGTCGGACGGAACGCAGTGGCAAGTGGAAGATGCCAGCACCAGTACTAGCTCAAGCCCGGCCCCGACGAGCAGTTAATGGAGGTCAAGAGAGGATTATGATTACCAACGTTTATCAAAGCGGATCGCAGTTCAACCCGGCTGGAGCATACAACCCAGTCACTCCGTCGCAGGTCTCGTACACAATCGCATGGCAGGGGCAATTGACGGGAAGCTCCCCGGCTGGATCGTCCTACCAGACCTCAATCACCAATCACATCTTTACCGCCGATGCGCCGTGTCAAGTGGTGGCGGTGACGGAGCGCCACAGCGTTCTGGGTTCGACCGCCGGTATGCTGGTTCACGCGGTTGGCTCAACGCCACTCGGGTCTTCGGCGAACGTGTTGGCTTCCACCATATCTCACTTCTCGGCGGTGGACGTTTATCAGCAGGGCACGCTGTTCAACTCGACCGTATTGACTGTATTGGCGGTCGGTGACGGCCTCGGCTGGCGCTGGTCAATTCCCGGTGCGTTGCCTCCGGTAGGCGGCGTCACGGTCACGCTTGAATACATCTAACAGGCTCTCACGGCAGAGGGAAAGCGCCGCGTCTGTCGGGTCAATGATCCGATGGGCGCGGCGTTATTTTTGGTATTGCTTGACCGTGATTGTGCAAGGCAATACCATTAAATTAGTCCAACGTTGGACGGCTTAGGAAGGGCAGTATGGGTTATTGTCCGGCACCTCGCGTCAACCCCCTCAACGGGATTTCGATAACGCAAGGGCCTATTTCTACGACAGCCAGCGCCCCGAGTCAAACCACGGTTGGACTTGGGGCCGCGACAGTCCTACCAGCCAACCCAGCCCGACTGAGTTTCATGCTCCAGAACTTAGGGACAACCGTGATCTACATCGGGCTAGGGGCAAATCCTACATCGAGCGCATTTCATATATCACTCCCTGCTGGCGGAACCGTTGGAGACGGTAGTAGCCGAATCTACCAGGATGCGTGCTGGAAGGGATCGATTGCTGCGGTCAGTAGTGCCATCGGTGGCCTTCTCTCGGTAACGGAGTTTACGTAAATGTGGCAGGTAGATGTCATTATGGCTTGCGCGATCTTGATTGCGTTAGAGCCGATTGGCCGGTGGACTCGGGCGATACGTAATTACGCCGACCGCCGCCGTATCCACAAGAGGCATCTAGATAGCCTATGAGAACGCTTATCCTCCTGCTCGCCTCGCTGGTGGCATTCTCCGATGAGAAGCCAGCCCCCGTGACGGACGCGCAAAAAGTGGAAGTGCTACAACTTACTAGGAAGGCTTACGTAGCCCTCCAGCGTGTCATGACGGACAGGAATCAAATCCTCCAAGCCCAGATAGACCAAAAGGAAGCCGAAAAAGAACTGAAGGAGCTTAACGAAAAGATTGAGGTTTGGCGAAAACAAGTACGTGAACTCTGCCGCGCCGATGAAAAGCACTGGGACATTAACGACGACTTCGAATGGATTGAAAGGAAACAGAAATGAGAAAATTATTCGCGGCACTCACTCTCTGTGCCGGTGTCTCCTTGGCGCAGCAACCCGTAACTGGATCTGGGACGGCGGGCACTGCTGCGCCTGGAGTAATCACCGTGCAAGGCATCTCCAGTATGATTCCCGTGAGCGTCAATTTATCACAAGAAGGAGGCTCTTCAATTACAGCCACTCCTACCGCTTATGGGTCGGCCCCGTCAGGTAATGTCATCGGGGTGAATGCCTACGTGACGAATGCCCTGTCGGTTTCACCGACTACTCCCAGCACCTCGGCCACGTATGCTTTCACTATGTATCACCATACCTACACGGGAACGGCCTTAAACATTAAGGGCAGTGCCGGGAACCTCTACGGATTTTCCGCAAGCAACTATGGCACCGTGACGTGTTTCCTTCAGTTTTATAACAACTCTGGCGTGCCGAGCATTGGAACGGGAGTAGTGGATTCCTATATGGTACAGGCTGGACTTGGGCTTACCATTGCGCCTGGACAGCTTGCGCTGGAGAATTTTACTAGCGGCATTGGCTTTGCGGCGGCTACTGCGGATGCTGGGTCAACCACAACTGGTTGCACTACAATGTCTTTGACGGCGTACTACCAGTAATATGAGGAAGTTCCTGCCTATCCTCGTATTGTGCTTGCCAGCGTTGGCGCAACAGCCAATCTCGACGGTCGGCGTGCCATACAATGAACTATTCACGCTGGCACCTAGCGGCACAATCTATGGATCTGCGGGGACCGCAAGTGCGGTCACCTACACCATCTTTGGCACCACTGTGAGCACGTCGGCCCCATACATAACAACTCCCGGCGTGTTAGCCCAAGGCCAACTGCCGACATCTACCGGGAGCGCTCTTTATACGGGCACATCCACCGTGAACACCTATATAACTTCAATCGAGTTGGTAAATGCGAGTGGTTCTTCAGTGTCATCTGTCACGCTCTACGTAAATGGCACAACCGCCGCATACGAGATTCTAGCGCCAATGACGATGGCTGCGAACACCTCGGCGATTATGAGCACGGCAGCGGGCTGGCAATTTCATGATGTGAACGGGGATCTATTAACGACCTCGGCAATAAACGGGACCGTCACTAGTGTAAGCTTTACGGGCGGATTGATCTCGGTTGGTTCAGCAACGACCACTCCTGCGTTGACTGTAGCAGGCAACAACGGAGGTATCCCTTATTTCAGCAGTGCATCTTCCTGGGCTAGTTCAGCGGCATTAACTCAATACGGGGTGTTATTTGGTGGTGGTGCTGGGTCATCTCCCACAGCTAGTGCACAGGGGGCATCTAACATGCCGCTAATAGGCCAAGGCGCGGCGAATCCGGTCTTTTCTTCGATCGCGTATCCAACTGCAATGACCGCAGGGGGACTCGTTTATGGGTCGAGCGCTACAGCACTCGCCAACTTAGCCACTACGGCCTATGGGGTTCTTGGGGCTGGAGCGACGAACCCTACTTGGATTGCTACCAGCGGAACCAGCGGAGTTCCTTTAGTCTCTGGCGGGTCTTCAACGACCCCTTCTTTTGGTACGGCTCTTGTCGCTGGTGGAGGTACGGGAGCGACATCCCTGACGGCCTATGCGCCTCTGTTCGGAGGCACGACTTCGACTGGGGCAGTGCAATCAGGCACGGCGGGCACGGCTAACCAGATGTTGGCGAGTGGCGGATCTTCAGCGGTTGGTTCATATAAAAGCTGGGCTGACTTGGATTCAACAGAGTACGCTGCGGGTGGCGGGACCGCTCAGGCGCAAACCGTGACGTTGGCTCCGCCAGCTACATTAATGGTCGCTGGATTAACGGTGATGTGGAAGGCTACGGCAGCTAATACCGCCGCCGCTCCCACCTTAACGGTCAACGGCCTTAGCTCTCCGACGATTACCAAGTGCGGGCAGAGCGCTTTGGTTGCCAACGATATATTGACAACCGCTGTCGCCATTGCCACTTATGATGGAACTTACTGGGAACTATTAAACCCGCAGACTGGGATTTGTGGCACTGGATCAAGCTTGACATCGGTTGGTACGATTAGCTCTGGAGTATGGAATGGGACAGCGCTTACGGCTTCCTACGTTCCAGCCATCGCATCACTCACGAATTACCCCTTAACGACGACCGGGGACTTATTTGTTGGTGGTTCGTCGGGAGCGGCGGCAAGGCTTGCAGCAGGAGCGCTAAATATGCCGTTGGTCGGCCAAGGGGCATCTGCAACTCCGGCGTACTCTACGGTTTCTCACCCAAGCTCCTGTACGCAGGGCGGCATTCTTTACGGATCGACCTCGACAGCTATATCTTGCGGAAGTCTCCTCACGCAATACGGGGTGGTGCTTGCCGGAGCTTCTGGGTCATCCCCGGTGTCCACGGCACAGGGGGCATCTAATATGCCTCTCATTGGACAGGGAGCGGCGAATCCAATCTTCTCAACCATTGCCTACCCAACGTCAATGACCGCAGGATATCTTGTATATGGATCATCCCCAACAGCACTTGCCGGGTTAGCAACGACCGCGTATAGTGCGTTGATGTCTGGTGCAACAAATCCAACATGGGTAACTCCCACAGGTAATGGACAATGTTTGATGTCTGGTGCAACTAGCTATGGGACTACTACCCCATCTTTCCAGACCTGTCCATCGGGAGGTAGTCCAGGCTGGAGTTCTATTGGAAATCCAACTGGCAATCTATCGCTTACAATGGCGGCCGACACTACCACTCTTACCTACAATTCTACGACTGGATCTGCTATAGATTTATTTGAGTTGACGGATACGGCCAGTAACACAGGTACTGGTAATATCTTTCGAGTTAGTACGGCGTCTGGATCAGCGGCACACCCCGTCCGGTTCGACAGCAACGGTAACGGGGTACAAATGAGTTCCGCTGGTGCGTTGGCAGTGATTGGTACTGGAGCGATTGCGGCTACTACGGTTACTGGATTGTCTATCGCAAGTGGCGGCGGTATAACAGAGACAGGAGCCTATACCGCTACGTTTGCGTTGGGTGGTACAGCAACCTTTACCATGCCAACGACTTCTCAAACTATTCCTGGTATCGGGCAAGCAAATACCTGGAGTACCGCACAGACTTTCTCCCCTACGTCTAACCAGTTGATATTTGGTGCTGGTTCTAATCTGACCACTTTGTCGTTCCCCACTAGTTCTGGAGCAGTGACTGTTACTGCTCCTAACGTTACAAGTACTCTTGCCACGCTGGGAGCTAATACGTTTACTGCTGCTCAGACTATTACGGCTGCTACAAACCAGTTAGTGTTGGGCACGACTAACACTACTACGCTAAACTTTGCCGCTCCTGCTAGCAGTATTACTGTAATAGGTCCAATCGTTGCTAGTGGATTGGTGTATGCTACTAGCCAACCTAGTGCTGGAATAGCGACCTTTGCCGGTTCGACTTACGCGGTTGGTAGTGAAGCGAATGTGACCATCGCTCAGGGTGGCACGAACGCCACCTCCGCTGCGGCGGGAACTGTTCCCAACGCTTCCAGCACCTCCGCATCCTCCTGGACGGCGGCTGTAACTCTGGGCGTGGACAACAGCGTGGGCGGCACTCTCCAACTGGCTAACCCCAGTGCCGCCTTCCACACAATCCTAGCTAGCGCGGCAACAGCCAACTACACTTTCACCCTGCCGCCCACCGGGGGCACAAATGGGTACTCCCTCACCACCAATGGATCAGGCACAACCTCATGGTCGAACATTCTCACTAACCCGATGAACACCCTCGGAGATTTGATTTATGAGAACTCTACTCCAGCGCCCACCCGTCTGGCGGGCAACACCACCAGTACTAAAAACTTCCTAGTCCAGACGGGCAACGGGACGGTCAGTGCAGCGCCAGTATGGGGAACCATTGCCTCCGGTGATCTACCTGCAATCACGCTCGATAAGTCAACATCTGGCTTGGCCAACCCCACCGCCGACGCTACCTTCACGTATCCTATTACTTCCAGTTCTGGGTTGACACTAGCAGGAACAGCTCCAGCCAGCGCAGGCGGCAACGGTACGACAGCCACAACCCTCTTCAATATCAGTGGCGTGGCGGGCGGTGCTACCTCGTCAACTGGGACCAACACTGGAGGCGTTGGTAGTTCTCCGGCCATCGCAGGCGGTACAGGAGGTGCAGCGACCGGCTCGGGCACCACCTCCACAGTGGGAGGTGCTGGTGGGACAATCACTATCACCTCGGGCACTGGCGGGGCAGGCGGGGCGGGTAATGATTCTGGTGGCGCGGGAGGGAATATCGCGTTGGTCACTGGAGCGGGCGGTGCCAAGAGTGGCTCGGGAACGGCAGGAGTATCTGGAGCCGCTACCCTCGCCCTTGCAGGTGGTACTGCGTACAACATTCCCCAAACTATTGCCACGGGTACGACTGCATCATCCTCGACTGGATCATTGAATAGTCTAGGGGCGATTACTAGCACAAGTTGTGCTACTTTGACCATCTCGGCATCTGGAGTGGCCTCAACTGATGTTATCTCGTTCACCCCGAATGCGGCGTGGGGAGCGGTCACCGGATTCACTCCAGCTACTACGGGTGGCTTAGCAATCACTGCTTATCCAACGACAAACAACGTGAACTTCCAAGTCTGCAACTGGTCCACTGGATCTTTAACCGTGGCAAGCGGGGCTGAGGTAAACTGGAGGGTGGAGCGATGATTTTACTTTCTCTTGTTCTCCTCTCGCTGTCCTGGCATCAGATTCCAATGCCGGGTCCAGGGACGATGGGCTCCCATGCTTCAGGTGGTACTCCGTCGTTGACCCAATTTTTCGGCAAGAATGTAATCACGCGTTCAACAACCACTGGTATGAACGCTCCTATTTTTACGCTAGACCCGACCGCTTGGCCCAACGGCGTGACCACCGGCTCCCTCGTAATCGTCTCGGGGGAATGGCCCAACAATCCCACTACCGGCAATGGATATGTCCAAACGTGCGCGTCACCCTGCACGCCAACTCTGACGGACAATGGCAACAGCGGAAGCGGGAATACGTGGAACTCAACTTTCACGGTCGGTTCAGGTTGCAAGGACGCTGGGATTGCGATTCCAAATGGAGCAGATCATAACATCTACTACGCGATGAATTTTGTCCCCCCTGCAACCACCACCCCAACACAAGTAACCGTGACGTGGGGGCATAAAACAGGAGATTTTTATTTCGGCCTTGGAAGTTTCTATAATATTGCTACGACGGGTGCCCTGCGAACTAGTTCCTGCAAGACTGCTGTAGTTCCAACCAATAACACGGCTCCGAACATTTCCGGCACAGGGATCACCGTGGTGGTGGGCGATCTTGTCTATATCGAAGTGGATGATGAGAGCGAAAACAACACGATACAGCAGGGCAACGCCTGGGGCGCGATCACGATACCCTCCGGCTGCACTCTATTGGATGAGAATACATTTGCCGGTCATCTGGAGATGTATTGCATAGCCACGGCGACGAGCTTTACTCCCGCGGTCACAATCTCTCAAACAACCCATGATTCATTCACTATCATGGCTGCTGCGTTCAAGCCCGGTTCGGGAGGGTCGGCCCCGACTGGATCTGGGGCACAGGTGCTCGCATCCTCGCAGAATATGTCTAATGTGGCGGCTACATATGTGCAAAACATTCCGTGTCCCACAAATACAACCATGGTGGTTGTCACCGACGATGCTTCTTACGTGACAAGTGTCTCGGATAGTCTCAGTAATAATTTTTCCAGCGTGTCAAATGGTGGTGGAAGTGGGACGGTCTGGTACCACAGCGTCACGATCTCAAACCCCAATACCTATACGATTAGTGCCGTCAGCGCTGGCGGAGGCAACGACCTTCTGACTTATTACTGCACCACAGCTACCTCTCTCGACACGGCAGCAACGGCTGGCTCTGGCAGTACTCAAATCACATCCTCATCTGTCTTTAAGGACACGACAGCGGGCAGCACTCCATCCACGGGTGCCTCGATATCCGGGGTGCCACTGATAACTCCAGGCGAAACCAATGATTTATTGATTGGTACTGGCACAATGGGAACGGGGCCTGTTCTGTCTGTCTCAGGTCCGACCGGTGTAGTGGACGATTTCCCGTGCCCAACCGCCATCAACGCTTGTTCCGTCACGACTGCCGGGGTTTGCGGCGGTGATTCGAGTGGACTCACAAATGGCGATGTCGGCCTCCACTTCTTTGACACAGCGCAGACACAACTAAGCTTCAATTTTGTTGTCAATCCGAGTCAATCGCTAGGTATGCTGATTACGGCGTTTCACTAAGACAGAACTAGGCTTTTCTGTCGGGTCCGGGGGCGGGTTGGCGGATTGCAAGAAGGCGGGCGTCCCCCTCAATTTCCTCGGCAGTTACGCTGACGCACACGCGGAATAATTGGTCACCGATTCGCAGCAGCACGTACTGCTCACCCGGCGCATCCGGCGGTGGCCACCGCGATCCGCCATAAGGTTATCGAGTGATTGAGCCGGGAAGCGCCTGCTACTGGTTGCCGCAGTACACGCTTGATCTGGGATATGCCGGAGAAAGTCTCTTGACTCTACCAACGTAAATCCCTATACTCAGAGTCATGAAAACGGTCCTTCTCTCTCTGCTGGCTTCCCTCGCTTTTGCTCAATCCCAAGAACAGCCCAAGATTCCCGATGCGGAAAAAGTGAAGCTTCAGGACGCCAAGATCACTTTATTGACCATCGAGAACCAGATGGCGCAAATCCAGATTCAGTTCAACGGCCTGTACAAGCAACACGAAGTGGCGCAATCGGCCTTCGATCAAGCGGCGACCGCTGCACGGAAAGCGGCTAAATGCGAGAACTGCACGCTGACCGACAAGTTGGAGTTGGTCAGGCCACCCGAAGCTCCCAAGGGGGTTGTGAAACCTCTCACTACGCCGAATCAAATGGAGAAGTAGTCCCACGAGTGCTTATTCTCGGGGCACACAGGAGGAAATTAGATGCCATACCCGTGTTCACCAGTTTTGTTGCGTCACCCGTCGATGGCAGACGCCAAGATGTACAACGAGACAGTCATCGCCAAGGACCAACCTGAGTACTTGCCCCTTCCGTCGATCATCAGTTCTAGGCCAGATGGGGTAGTGACCACCCGGTGGAGGTTCACATGGAAAGAACGTTTCGATGTTCTATTTTCCGGCAACCTCTGGCTTCAGCAGATGACTTTCCACCAGAAACTCCAGCCCGTCAAAATGATAACCGTGCAGCCGACCGCTGCGGAGTACCTTTAGATGCAGGTAACGATCATCAGCCCCGTCACTTTCGAGCCTTGGGATATGCGCAACCCTGAGGACCCCGGAATAGGCGGTTCGGAGACCGCCGTTGTGGAGGTTTCTAGGCGCTTGGCGAGGCGCGGGCACGAGGTGGTGGTCTACGCCCCCCTGCGGCAGGATACGCCCCCTGAGTGGCTAGGGACGCGCTGGCTACCCCTTTCTGAGGCCGATTACACCCGGCCTGGATGGTGGTTCGTGTCTCGGTGCCCAGAGGTCCTCGATAATTTCCCCCTTGAGCATCCCGGACAGGTCTTGTCATTGGTTAGCCAAGATGTGTTCTACCCCCACCTTACCGAGGAACGGTGGGAGAAATTAGACCGCTTTATCGCTCTCTGCCCGACTCATGCCAGTTTCACGATGAAAGAGTACCCCAAATACGCCAAGAAGGTGTGCCAGGGGTTCAATGGCATCCGAAACGACTTGATACGGGAGATCGAGGCCGAAGGCGTGCCCACGAGAAATCCAAGGAAGATCATCTTTGCCAGTTCTCCTGATCGCGGACTCCTCCCCCTGTTGAAGATCTTCCGTAAAGCGCGTCAGTGGGTGCATGACCTTGAATTGGTCATTGCCTACGGGTTCGACAACATGGAGAAGATCATCGCCTCGAACCCGCCGACCAATCAGTGGAAGCTGATTTACGATGAGGCCATGCGGGAGATGAAACAACCGGGGGTCACTCATCTGGGCAGGATCGGGCAGAAGCGGCTATACCAGGAGAAATTGTCCTGTGGGATGTCGGCTCACCCGACGCTGTTTACGGAAACGGGGTTTATTTCTGGTATCGAAGAAATGGCGCTGGGTGCCATCCCGATCATTTCCCCAACATGGGCAGCGGGAGACTATTGCCTTCATGGAATCTGGATCTTTGGTGATCCAGAAGATCCGTTAACGCAGGCCCGGTATGTTGGGGAGATTTACAAGCTGGCGTCCAACGTGGGACTGCAAGAGCAGATCCGCGCCGACATGATGCCGTGGGCAAGATCTACCTTCAACTGGGAGCGGTACATCGACTTCATCGAGACATGGATGTATGGTGTCGAGGATCACAAAAACACCGGCGCACAGTTCATCTTTGCGCTCAAGCACTCTAAGGGTCAGGGGAAGATTCTGAATGTAGGGTGTTGCGACGATGGCGGAGAAATGCGGAAGATCGGTGCCGTTAATCTTGACAAGTACGAGTTCGACAAGCACCTTTGTAAACCCAACGCAGCGGACATCATTTCAGACGCCCGCGACCTCCCCCGACCGTTTCAGCGGCATTCGTTCGATGTTGTGGCCGCGACAGAGATTCTGGAGCACTTTCCCACGGACGCGGTTCCCAAGCAACTCTTGAAGTTCAAGGAACTGCTGAAACCCGGTGGCAGGATTGTCTTCACTGTTCCGAATGACACGCGGCATCCGAATCCAGACGACTCCATAGCACCATCGGGATATGGTGAGCACCATCACTGTCCTCCTGAAGTGATCGACTCGTGGCTGAGGGAAGCGCATTTGAAGGCAATTGTCCGATACCCAATCGAGTATGGATTTGACCCAGTATGTGGGGAAGGGGTGGTAGCAGTGGACGACAGACCGAAGTACTCTGTAGTGTTTGTGGATTACGATCCAGAAGGTAAAGTCAGGGAGATGTCGGCCCGAAGCCTTGGGTTAATCAAACAGAACTCCCCCGAAGGGATCGAGATCATCGTTGCCGATCAGAAAGGAGAGGCCACCGCCATCAATTTAGCCTTCGAAAAAGCGCAAGGGCAGTTTATTTTCATCGTGTGCAATGACGTTATGATCGAAGATCCCGATTGGCTGGAGACAATGGCAGTCCCAGAAACGGTTACTTCGTGGGCACCTGAGACCTTCGTATTGACTGGCCAGATGAAGCTGGAAACCTCGCTGTGGTGCATCCCGAGAAACGTCTACGAGGCTGTCGGCGGATACGTTTATGACGAGGAGTTCAACGGAGGATACGGATTTCTCGATGACGATTTTCTGGCGCGAGCCAGAATCGCCGGGTTTACAATCGCCGTTAAACCCGTTAGAGCCCAACACCTTCAAGGCCAAACCTTCCGCTCGTATTATGACCAAGAAGAGTTTCGTCGAAGGTACGACCGGAACATGGAGATCTTCAAGAAGAAGTGGGATCACGCCAAGCCTCCCGGAGGATGGCTGAGATGATTTATATATTTGACATTGACGGTACCCTCGCGGATTTATCGCATCGCCTTCACCTAATCACTCGCAAGCCAGACCACACACCAAACGCGGCAGATTGGCGCGCTTTCTTCGCGGCTTGTCCCAACGATAAGCCAATAGATGAAGTGATCCGAGTCGCCAGGATTCTATGGGATGCCGGATACGGAATAGTCCTCATATCGGGGCGAAGCGACGAAGTGGAGGCCGCGACTACTTCATGGCTTGTGAAGCACGATGTCCAGTTTAGCGGCCTGTACATGCGCAAGCAAGGGGACCACCGAGAAGATTCCGTTGTGAAATCGGAGTTGCTCGACCAACTCATTAAAGACAGGCCAGGAGGAGTTGAAATCGGTGGAGTCTTTGAGGATCGTAAGCAAGTAGTGGACATGTACCGCGCTCGTGGCCTACGGGTCTTTCAAGTTGCGGACGGTAATTTCTAATGACGCCTCTGGTCAGTGTTCTCAGCCCCACAATTAGGGGGCTTCAGGCCCTTCGGCCCATCGAGCAATCCCTGAAGGATCAGACGTGCCAAGATTTTGAATGGCTGGTGGAGATCGACAGCGGAAAAGAGCATCGGCTCAACGCCGCATTCAACTCGATGCTCCGTAGGGCGCGCGGGAAACTGGTGGTGGTAGCTGAGGACTGGCTCTGGTTTGAGCGCGACGGACTTCAGAAGTTTGTTGAGGCATTCAGATCCATGTCGGGGTACTTCTTCACCGCCCCTGTCCCGAAGGCTCCTGGGTATTGGGAGATGAACGGGAAGATGTTCTACAAGACACCCTTAGTCAAAGAGTGGAGATCTGAAAATCGCGGTGAACCGCATTGGATGAACTGGGAGGCCGATTGGGCAGCGGCACCACTGAAGGCATTGAAGGACATCGGCGGGTTCGATGAGCGCATGGACCAGAAATGGGCTTGCGACAATCAAAGCGTCGCGTTTCGGGCGAGCAAGCGGGGGTGGAAATTCTGGAATCTGATCGACAACCCCGCCGTGGCTTTAAACCATGATGCGTTTTGGGAGCACCCCTTCCGTCATCTGTATGACCCGGAGTGGTCCAAACAACAGATTGAACGATTTGAGCACGAAGACCTGCCGCCACTGGAGTGAACCATGCTGCTGATGAATAAGCCGATTGGGACCCTTGGGATCATGGGATCCGTTCCCTCGGTGCCGTGGGAGTTCTGCTGGTCCCTTGCCCAAATGATACAGTTCGACTCCGAGTTCCTTTGTAAGCCCGGTGAGTATGTTCACTTGATGGCCCCGAGCACTTCTTACCATTCCTCCGCGAGAAATCAGCTTGTGAAGGGGATGATGGGAGACTGGCTGCTGATGTTGGATACCGATCATGCTTTTGACCCCGACATCGCGGTTCGTATGATTCAGTTGATGAAGAAGTGCGATGTGGAAGTGCTTTCGGCCCTCTATAGGTACAAGGTCTACCCTCACCTCCCAGTGGCCTTTCATTGGAACGAAGAAACCCAAGGCTTCGTGACCATCGCGGAACTGGACTGGAACGCCATGCTCCAGCAAGTATCGTGTGTGGGGGCCGGATGCCTGTTGGTAAAACGCCGGGTATTCGACCGGATTCAGAACGAATTAGGGGAACAGCCGTTCGACATCATCGGCCAATGGTCCGAGGACTTCTCGCTCTTTATACGCCTGCGGAGGTTGGGGATCAAGACCTACATCTCTCCCCTAATCGAGAGTTACCATTTGCGAACCCACAAGGTCACGAATGCAGACTACGATCGAAGCGCCGTGCAGACGATGCCGATCCCCACAGGTGGGGAGATGGTGATCGGAAAGAGATAGGGGGTCCCACGTTGGACTGGAAATTCGAGTGCCCAAAAGGATGGGAGGTCATCCAGAAGTGGGGAGACGGCTATGCCGTTCGCGAGAAAGATGGCGGGTTACGGGTCCTGGTGGACTGCGAAGAGAAAGAGGATGGTCGCCAATGGCTACATGTGTCTTATTCTCGCAAGTCTTGGACACCAAACCACGATGACACCGTGAAGATCAAGAACGCTTTTATAGGCAGTGACCTCTATGCTTACGCGGTCTTCCCGCCAGAGGAGAATTACGTCAACATCCATGCGCACTGTTTGCATTTGTGGGCAATGATGGAAGGAGACGGAAAGGTCTTGCCGGAGTTCAGTGGGGTTATCCCGGGCATCGGCAGGAGCATCTAAAAAACAAAGGAGAAACAATATGTCTTGGGGAGTAAGCAGTGTTGGCAGACCAATTCCGGTAGCTGCCAAACTCGCCACGCAGTTCGCCAAGAACCCGTGTGTCGAGCCAGAAGAAACAGTCAGACAGGCGGCGGCGGCGCTGATCGCGGCGTGTCTTGCAGCGCAAGATCCAAGTTCCGCCGTCGCTGTGACGGCGGGAGGTTACCAGAGCGCTATCTACGGAGCAGGTGGCAAAGCGACTGGGACGTTTCAGAACGCCTTGAACGTCAAAATTGAACCACTCTACGGCTTCGTGGAGTAGTCTTCAAGGGGTACGCGCGTTTGGCAGGGGATAATATGGCTTGCAGGAGAAGGCAGTATTGTCGTCACGAAAGGAACTGCTGGATTATCCTTGGAGGTTTAGCGATGTGGTGTTACGTGTGTGGAGCATGGCGGAGATTAAAGGACCGCTCACCTGATGGACCATGGCATAAGCCTTCTGGAGACAGGAAAGTAAACCCAGCGATGTTCGACAAAGGCTTATAGTCCCACGTTGGGCCCCTTCATTTCCCTGTAAATTAGTGATACGCTTCGCTTAGGAGTATTCAATGGACGGGCTGGTCATCGGACGGATCGTTTACTATTGCATTCAAGAACAGGACCTCAGGCCGGACCAGAAACATCATGCCGGAGAAGTAGTCGCGGCCATGGTGGTATCCGTGGTCCAAGACACAGGAACGGTCAACCTGAGCGTCTTCCCCGACTGGTCCAACAACGGGTTCTACAGCTACGCGAGCGCCACCCCGCAACCTCTTGGGCTGGTTTGGAAAACTTCAGTTCAGTATTCCGAATCCCCCGAACCGGGGAAGTGGTTTTGGCCCCCAAGGAAGTAACCGATGTCGGGAATCTCGCTATGGGATGCGCAGGGCCAAGTCAGGGAAATCTGTCCCCGTCCAGAAACGCTAGTCAAGAATCTCATCAATCGCAGAATCTCCAATGTAGTTGATGCGCATAACTGGTCGGACCTGATGCGTATGGGGATCATGGTGGTCCCCGCCCAGTATAACGACGGAGGGACTCTGACTCTCACCTCAGGCTCTAATCAAGTTGTGGGGGTTGGGACGAACTGGCCAGTAAACGACGCTGTGAATACGGTCTTGGCGACTCCGATCACCGACTCACCGGGGTACGTGGAAATTCAACCAGGTTCGCTTACCGGGATTAACCAGGGCATGTATCTCCTGCTGGATCAGGGAACTCCCGCGAGCACCGAAGTAATTAGTGTCCAGAGCATCAGGGGAAATAAATTCACGGCGTATTGCCAATATCCTCACGCAACTGGCGTGACGTTGCAGGCATCGAGTTTGGCGGGGCTTCAGTTGAACACTGGAACATACGTGCCGACCGTTCAAGCAGTGACTTCAAGTACAACGCTTCAAACGGACATGCCGTATGGTGGGGTTCCACAGACGGGGATCACGTACTACATTTTCATGCTTTACGCTAAGCCTATACCTGCCGGATCAACGATCCCGAGTTCAACGGCCAGACGAATGTTGTACGCTTACGATGCGATCGCGGGGAACGTGGTCGGGATAGGGAAGACTAGCGACTGGCTAGCATTCCAAGATCCTCAACTACAGCAGGGCGGAAACCCGGAGGAACTGATAAGTATGCCTCCAGACCCAGGTGGTTGTATGCAGTGGGCCATCTGGCCGATACAAACCGGCGCATACGGTATCGGGGTTGTGTACGAAGACGGGTGGCCTACTCTAAAACAGCCAAATGACATGCTCCCTCCGTTTCTTAACCCGCAAATCTTTATCGCCGGAGCCGTGGCTGATTGTCTTCGGACTCGTGTCATCCCCAACGACAGATCAAAGGACCCTTTTAATGATCCGCAGGGAGCGATGTATTGGGAAAAAGAATTCGAGCGCCTGATGGAAAATGCGATCCAGAGCGATCAGGGTCGTTATCTTACTGACCTTCAGGATTACAGATTACAGATGAATCAATTCGCTCCGACGTGGAACTGGTATGTCAATCATGCAGCCTATCAACCGGGTGCGTACTAGGAGCCGTGTCGTGCGTTTCGGTACAATCAAGTTAGGAGGTTCAACGTGGGACGAAGCGCGGAGTGTAAATCGGAAACGGTTGCCGAGAACGAAAAGTACCGCTACATCCGTACCGACAGTCGGGCCATGTCCCAATTGGTGGCTATGCCTAATCGCCGAGGGATAAAGAGAATCCCCTATGTAAATGGAGTCGCTTCGGAAAGCATCGGGACGATAGCCAATCGACTGGCAGCATTTATGGCTAAGCACTACATGGCCGACGAAGCCGTTTACGTCTTGCGTGCGCTGGGGACATCGGAAAGAGGATAACCATTATGGGACAAGCAAATTTCGAACGGCACATCAGCCATCTGACGCCGCTTTACGGCAAGAATCTGAAAGGACCAGACCAGGCGGCGATGCAAGCCAAGCAACGGATCGAGGACCGAGACAAGGTGATATTCAACGGCCCTGCTCAACTTGGCCATTGGACTCCGCCTACCGACGCCGAAATCAAGCAACGCAAACATGACTGGAAGGCTATCGGCGTCATGGCAAAACGAAAGACTCGCGGCGGAGGGACCTTTAGGAGCGGCGATTCGGTCTGTGATTGACTCTCTGAACTGCCGTGAGATCAGGGAGGAAGCATGGCACGCAAGAGCAAGAAGCGCGGCAAGTGGATGCAGGCAGCCCGCGAATCCATGGAGAAACGCGGAACCGTTGGGAGCTTTGGTAAGGCGACTCGTTCCAAGATCGCGGCAGCGAAACGCAAGGGTGGGCTAGCAAAGCGTAAGGCTGTTATGGCCGAGAACTTCAAGCGGGCGGCGCAGCACCGGAAAAGGAAGCGCGGCGCAACAAGGCGGTGAGCCTACGTGAGCCAGTCAAATTCAGGTTGGGAAGTGTGGGTTGTGGAAAACGAAAACCACATTGTTCCCGTCGATGACTGGATGGTTCATGCTCGCTCAAGACATTGCCAATGCCTGCCGTTCGTAGATGAGGAACTGAATCCGCCAGCAGTGATCCACCACTCTGCGGACCTCCGAGAGTACTCAGAACCGGACCATGTTCCCGGACTTTACGAAGGGGTGAGGAATTAGGTGCCCACGTTCACCCTCAGTACGCTTCAGCAACTCGTATGGGACGGGTTGGACAATAACACTGGCCTCTATGTGCCTGCGCAGGTCACGTCAATCTTAAACGAGGTCCTTAGACGCACTAACCTTTTGGTCGGCTGGAACCAGAACACCATACCAGTCCCCGGATTCACCGTTGCCAACCAACTGCTCTACTCGATCCCTTCTGGTATCTTGATCCCGACGAAGGTTTACTACGAAGAGCAGGAATTGGAAAAATACAGCCTCGCCAAACTCGCGCAGAGATTTCGGAACTGGGCCGTGGATTCAAACCAATGGGAAGGTCAGGTAGCCCGCTGGTTCCCTTTGGGATTGACTGTCTTCGGGATTCACCCCTTGGACGCGAATGGAGGCGGGCTGCTGGAAGTCCAGGGAGTGGCCCCCATAACGCCGCTGGTGAACGCTGGAGACGTGGTGGATCTGAATGACGAACTGGCGGAAGTACTAGTCAAATATGTGCGCGGAAGAATCATGTTGAAGGAGGTGGGAGCGCCGTTCAATGCGGCCAGCCTTGTGTACCAAGAATTCGTGCGGGGTATAAAAGCGATGCTCCTGTATGAGTCTGTGGTATTCCCTCGCTATTTCCTGGCCAAGGAACTTGAGCCCGCTGAGGGGAAAGGTTCGTTGTGAAGCAAGCACTTCCAGTATGGAGCGAAGCAGCATGAAGCTGCGTGTTCAGTGGGAAAGCGGAATGATTGAAATCCTAACCTTAGTGCCTCCCGTCAGCGCGTCCTTGGGGAAGGTTCTGAATCATCTCACGGATGCAACAGGATTGGAGCACTGGTTCACTGACGAAGGGTTCTATGACGGCTGGGGGAAGACGACGGACTGTTCTGAGGAAGAGGCCGACGACTTGATCGAACGGATCGAGGAAAGCCGAGAGATCGAACCAGGTGAGTCCTGATGGCAACGCTGACCGACATCTATAATCGACTTTGCTACGACTATTTAGAAGATCCACCAAACGGTCTTGTTCTTGGTTGCATTACGCCAGCTCAATTCTTGGATCTTGCCAATCTGACCCTCCTCGATTTCCTCAAACAAACCGGCTGTATCAAGCGCGTGTGGACCATGTCGGTGTTCGCGGGCGTCCCGACCTACACCGTCCCTGACGACATTATGGCGATCGAGCAGGTCTTTCTTGCGGGTCGGTGGCTGCCGAAAGTTACCGTTTCCGACATGAACAACACGAGAAGAGGATGGCGGCGCGAGTTGGATATACCCATTGGGTACTACACCGACAACCTGCCTCCGAAGACTATCGGCTTGGCTCCGGCTCCAAACTACGACTCTGTTTACATCCCAGGCCCGAATGAGCCAGACCCTCCACATGGGCAATACGACTCGTTCAGCATCACGGATGGAAATAGCGTGGTGTGGACTCCCGATCAGCACCGGGGATTGACCATTGTGGGCACCAGAAAGACCAACACGCAGATGGCGACGGTGAACGATACAATTCCCCTGCTGCCGGACGACATAGCCCTCGTAGGGCTTCTTTGGGGCATCCACGAGCGGGTCTATAGCGGGGATAATGAACTGAAGAATGCGCAGGCAGCGGCATTCTCCCATGCGCAGTATCGGGAAACGATCTCGGCACTCCAAGCCATCACGGGCGAAATCCCCCTACCAGAGGATAAAGGATAGAAGTATACTGATTTCAGGCGCTTCCCTCTCGCCGTGAGACAGGAGTGCCGATGCGCAAACTTGCCCTGATATCCCTCCTCGCGGCGTCCCACGTGGGACTTCTGTTCGCACAGTCCGTGCAACAGGCTGTCCTGCAAACGGTCATCTACGGAATCAGTTCTAGCTGGGCGGGAGAAATCCCTGGATGCCCTGGTGTGGTGTCCAATGTGTCGGCAATTTCACGCTCCAACTATTACCACTCTGTTGGCGTTGTCTCCGGGTCTGGCACTTGGACCGTTGCCCTCAATTACTCCGATGTATCCTGTTCGGGTCCATGGACGAGTTATGGGACGGCCTCACAGATAACTCAATCGAGCAGCCCGCCTATCGCCTACGGAAACGGGAACCACAAGTACATCCAGATTGCAATCACTGGCAATGCCGTGGTGACTTACACGGCCCTGCGAACCCCCTTCTTTTCAACCGGAGTAGGGGCATTTAGTTTTCCGTTAACCCTTGCTCAGGGAGGAACCGGGGGGACTACCGCCGCCACAGGACTCGCAAATCTCTTGAGCGGTAACTCGCAGGGAACGTATACGAATAAAGTTCAAATGGCGGGAACAGTGTCGGGGTCGGCAGGCACCCCGCTATGTTTGGACGCCAGCGGAAACGACACCACCTCGGGGTGCTTCGTCCTTAGTTTTCCGTTACTCGTAGGCCAGGGCGGCACGGGTGGTACCACTGCGGCGAGCGGACTTGCCAATTTGCTCAATGGTAACTCGCAGGGAACGTATACGAATAAAGTTCAAATGGCGGGAACAGTGTCGGGGTCGGCAGGCACCCCGCTATGTTTGGACGCCAGCGGAAACGACACCACCTCGGGGTGCCCCGGACAGGGCGGCAAAACCTCCAGCTCTCCTACGAGTTTCACCTCGGCAATTGTCGGCGGACAAGCGGCGCTCGCCGGACTCGGGACGGTGGCAACAAGCGGTGCTACCGTCACCGGAACAGGGACCTCCTTCACGACGTTGTTTTCGGCTAATCAGCCGATCATCGTTTACGACACCGTTCACTCGGGAACGGGCTACATCACCAGCCAGCCCAGCGGCCCGGACGAATTGGGCATCCAGTCCATCGGCTCAATTGTCACTTTCTTCGGCGGCGCGACCACCACCGGGTTGAGCAAAGGCGACGTTATCTGCTCGACGATCTACGGGGGCACCCTCAACAATGCCCCCGGCCAATGCTGGACCATCTACCAGGTGGTGGACACCTATCACGTCACCACGCAGCACACGATGTACCCGCAAGTCGGCGCGGGTCAGTACGCCTGCAACATAGTGGTTGCGGCGAACGTCGGGTACGTCACTTGCAACAGTCCGCATGGACTGGCGAGCGGAGCCAACGTCACCATCGCTGGCACCGGCAATAGCTCCTTGAACGGGACCTACTCGATCACCAACGAGCCAGCGTTTTTCACGAACGATCCCACATCAAGCTATAACTTTGAAATCACCACCAGCGGCGTGGCAAATGGGTTTTACGCGTCCGACTCGATCACTCTCAGCGGTGTGACGCCGACCCCTCACCTCAGTTGCTCGATCACTTCCAACGTGGCCACCTGTACGTCACTTCAATGGCCTGGGTTCACGGTCGGCGATTCGGTCTACTACGTGAACGGCTCGACCGGGACGTGCGCCGACATGAATGGCGCACACACGATCACCGGCGTGGGTACTGGCGATTACCCGAAGACGTTCACCTTTGCGACCTCGGGAGTGTCCAACGGGACCTGCGCCGACACCGCTGTGCTGATCGGTGCGGGCTGGACCTACCAGCACCACCCGCAGCGAAGCGTAGTCCAGAGCGTGACGAACAACACGACGCTTACGGTGAGTCCGTCCTTCTCACCCGATTTCCCGGCGGGAGCGACCTATCAATATGCTCCAGACAATTCAGCCGCAGTTGCCGCCGCTTGTTCGCTAGGCACCAGCATTTATATGCCAGATGGCGATTATCATATTTACACACCAGCATCGGCTCCATTCCACATTGCAACCTGTACCGGATTCTCTCAGGAGTGGGCGATGTCTGGCGGAGCTCGTTTCGTGCTCGACAATCAACAAAACGCCGATGGATTTTACTTCGAAGGCGGCACGCGGGCCAAGTTTACCAACTGGACGGTGGATGGATTATGGGTTTGGACGACGCGCGCGGTGGTCACATCTGAGGCTCCGTTGGCCTTCCAGATCCAGGATGCCTATTACCCGACCGTCACGAACTTTCGCAGCACGGGTGGCACTGGGAACGTCCTGATTAGTCAATTCAACGATCACCCGTTGATTCAGGGTGTGCAATGTTTGAATGTAGCGGGTTGTCTACTCTCCAATGGTGATGTCGATCTAGTCGCCTCGGATCTCCAGGTGACCAACTCAAGTGATGAATCGATCTCAATCCACAACGCTCCTGGCGGGATAGATCAGGAGCGCGGCGCGACGGTCAGCAATTTCACCGTCAAGAACGGTGAAAATATCGACACGACCCAACTTAGTAACGTGGCATGGAGCAATGGACTACTAGAGGGCATGGTGGACGATCCGGTGCGTCAGGCGCCGTACAATCCGACCAACTCCAGCATTTCTTATTCTAATATTATTATCCGGGGCGGTGGGATGGCAGGACCTCAATGCCGGTGGTTGGGATGCACCGCGAATTTTTATCTTGGAAGTAACCCGTTCGTTCAGATGACGAACGTGCAAATTCTTTCCACGAATCCGCAGTCGATGATGGGAGGAATTGTGGACTGGGCTGCAATTGGGAACACCTCCACCCTCCAACTGAGCAACGTGACGATTTCCGGTGGTCCGTCCTATGGGGTGAATGCCTACGTGAACCGCCTCGAAGTGTCCAATAGTTACTTTGAGAATCTGGACGACATTGGGCTGTCGGAAACATCGAGCGGCCTGGTAAGTGTCAACGGCCTGACGCTGCGAGACGTGGCCAGAAAGTGGGGTGCTGGGGCAGGTTCATTCTACGGCGGCCCAAACTATGCGCTCGCTCTCGGTGTTACAACCGAGTTCCACGTCCGCAATCTTACGATTCTCGATGACCAATCCACGCCGACCGGCTATAAGATCTTCGAGTACGGCATCGGCACCATCGGCGAGTTCGACAACCTTACGAGCACCATCACGAACGGAGCACTTGCCTGGAACATGAACAGCGAGGGGAATCCAGGGAAAATCTTTGTCCACTCCTACCAGCCGCAGACCTACTCGCAGATCAGCCAATTGACCGCCAACGGGCAGATCGGCAACGGCTCGAAGATGTACTGTTCGAACTGTACGATTGGGGCATGTTCCACCTCGGGCACCGGCTCGGATGTCACGTGGGTAGCTGGAGCGGCTGTATGCGGAGGCGGAAGTGGTGGAGGCGGAGGAGGCGGAAGTGTTAACGTGAATGGCTCCGCTGTAACGTCGCCGAACTTCAACGGCACGACTCCAGCGGCGGCATCCGGTTATCAAAACGCCACGTTCCAAGTGAGCGGCTCAAACGTGAGTGCGGAGATCCCCGTCAGCACTACGACAGATCTGCGCGAGTTCAAGTGTCTCTCGCAACTGGGAGTGGCGGGCTGCAATTTCTCTTTCGCGGCCGGGACGAACCAGGTGCAATTCAACCCCCACGCAGGACTCACCAACAACATTTTCGGCCAGGTAGATTTCCTTGGCGCGGCGACTGGAACGCAGGCAGCGGTGGTCTTTCAGACGCAGCTTTCAAACTCCTGGACCTCAGTGACCTTCGATCTGGAGTGGTTGACCACGGCGACCAGCGGTGCGGCCACGTGGTATCTGCAATTGGCCTGTGTTCCCGCGACAGGCGCGAGCCTCGATCCCGCTTGGGATTCGGCGCGGTCGTACACCAGCACCGCGCAGACTACGGCGAGCTATTCGAACGCCATTGGGCCGCAGACCCTCACGCTGCCCAGCGCTTGCGTTGCAGGCACGCCAGGGCCGATGCTATTCGGCAGGATCTACCGCAACGGTTCCGATACGCTCGGTTCTTCGGCTACCGCGTCGCTGCTGAGCGCGCGGCTCACCATCGTACACCCATGAAGACCATCCTTGCCATTTTCGCTTTCTGCTCGCTCAGTTTCGCCGTCACCACCGTTACGTCGAACGGCAGTGGCGGCGGCCCGGCCAACAGCACGTCAACGTGGGCTGGGGGAGTTGTGCCCAACGGGACGGGCTATGCCGTCGTAATCGCTGCTGGCGATACGGTGACTAACAACATTCCCACATGGACGGTGGGGGGGCTGATCAAGGTTCAAGGAGATCTGAAGCTCGACGGTGCCGGGATTCGGAACTATCTCTTTGCAAGCACCGGAACGGTCTGGGGCACCAGTATGTTCGGCTTCGATGTCTGCCAGAGCGGAACGCTCGATTTCAGCGCTGCAAGCCCGTCCAACTACGTCACGGTCAACTCGGTGAACGGTACGTCTCCCATCGCATTTCACGCCGATAGCAGTTGCGGATCTTACGGCGATGCGGTCTGGAATCTGCAAAACGTGATCGTTGCGTCGCCCTGCGGCTCTTCCGCCGCGAGCATTCAATGTATCAACGTCGGTTTCGGGAACAGCGGCAGCACCCCGGGCTTTCAGCTGATCGACGCGGTGTTCTCCGGCGGCGGCTGGGACGCGATCCAAGCCCATAGCGTCTGGGGGAATGGGGGTTCGACCCTTATTGAGAACAACCTCTGGATCGGCTTTTCGGCCGATACGGGATGCAACTCGACCACCGCCTTGATCTGCGACTACACGAACTACAGTGAAAAGCCCATTCTGGTCGAGAACAACGTGGCAATGAATCCGCAAAGCGCCATGACGTTCTATCAGGGTGCGACCAGTCCGAATGAGGCGTTTTCTCTGACGCTCAGCGGGAACGGGTGGTTTTCTTCGAGCGCCCATGAAGGTCCGTTGCTTGGAGCCGGTTCCTGGGGCGGCAATCTGCTGAGCCCGATCTTGACCCAATACAACGTGGTCGGCGACGTGGCTACCACGTACTATTCCAATTCGAACACTCCCGACTCAATCGTGCTGGTTCCATCGAACACGACCAACATCCACACCGATCAGTACGAGATTTACGACGGCACGGGACAGGCGGGCGGAACGGGCACTGCAATCTACCAATACAACATCGGCATCACGCCGAACGTGCGGAGCGTCAACGCGTGCCAGGGCTGCGGCGGAGTGCTTCAGTACAATGGCTCGGCGAACACGACGAATTTCATCTTCGCCCACAACGTCTGCGTGACGCGCAACGTGGGTCTGGTAATCGGCAGCGAGCCCGTCAACACAAACATCTGTTTTCACTCCATCGGCAACGGCGGCACAAACGGGACCACCGAGTCTCACAACACGGTCATCGCATCGCTGCCCGACGCGGCAGGCGAAAGTCAAGGGCTCTCCCCCGGCGAATCTACCGGCAACGCCGATGTCAACGTGATTGCCAAAGACAACCTAGTCTTCGGGTGGACTTACGGTATCGAGCCGGACACGAGCAATACCTACAATGCAACCGCCTGCACGTGGGGCGGTGCGGCATGCAACAACTGGACGGCGGGGAACACGAATAATTATTGGCCTTCGGCGGCTCAAGGCAACCACTGGGACAACGGCACGGCAGCCCATCCGAGCGCGACCTATGGAGATATCTCCAGCGTGAGCCCGGTGTGGTCGAATATGCCGAGTGGATCGAGCACCGGCTATGCAGGAGTGGGTCCTTACCGGGGCTTGGTGGACTACGATGCGCTGATCGGAGGGCCGGGAACGATGGCGGACCTAGCCAATTGCATGGCGCTGTTCAATGTTCCGCTAGCGGCGACAGCGGGGATCACCAGCGTAGCCCCCCCGTCGAAGTGCGATCCGCACATCATTTACGCGACGATGGCGAGCTGGTACCAGCCGCTTAACATCAACCAGGCGAACGCCGCGAGCGATGGCACGATGCCGGGCGCTCTCCCTCCGCTGGTGATGGGCAGTTGGATTCAGTGACGGTGTGGTCGATGTAATAACATGGCTGATCCAAAGTCGGTGAAGTTTCAATTCGGTTCCAATGGTCTCATAACAAAGGAGGCCGCGAACCTTCTCAAGGACAGTCAGTACCGATCCATGTCTAACTGCGAAGTCAAGCAGGAGGGCTCGCTTTCCACAAGGTCCGGCAGGAGATCAATCGGCGGTACACTCTCTGGACCCAGCTTCGCTTACGGCATTCAAAAACTGGTTAATACCCCTGGGGAGAATCCGCTAGTCCCTTCGACCAATCCTAGGTACATTGGAGCGACATCATTGATTGGGGTAACAGGTCTATATAGGACCTTAGATTACAACACCTTCACTGAAGTCGCTCCGAACATCAATACCTTATCGAACTTTACGAGCAAGTCTTTCCGAATGGCCGCCTACGCGGCTGGTAACGTGGGTGGAAGTTGGGCCTTCATCGCCAGTGAACTTCAGATGCTCAAGGATAACGGAGCATCCCCGTATTCGACTACGCTCCCAAATGGTAACGTCCTGCATAACTGGGGCATCTTGCCAGCGGCGGGAGTGCCTCTGGTCGCGGCGTACAACGCATCAAGCTCACAAGGCCGCCTAATCTCATTGGTCTTCACGGCAGGGCATGACGATTGCTTCGTCCCATACGGAACTTGGACAACCACTGGTGGTGGAGGAACTGGAGCCAACGGGACATTCACTTCAATCATCCAACCTGGAGATTCTGCCGGAAGTCTAACGTCTTTCACGATGATAAGCGGAGGCACGGGCTATACCTCACAACCTACAATCCAATTTCAGGGTGGCGGCGGACTAGTAGGGAATCCTGGTCAAAGCACTGTAGTGTTCACGATCGGTGGAACGGGTAATTTGAACGGCGGCACACCCAACAGCCCGAGCAGTTCGACTCCTTATGATTACCGTTACACGTTCGTGGCCTCAGACACCAATAACGAAGGCAACCCCTCCCAGACAATGCTGACGGACAGCGCGGCCACTCAAGCTGGATTCGGTGGGGACGGGCTGTCTTATTCTGGCCAACCGGCGTCCGTTCTGTTCCAGGCCGTCAAAGTTTTGGTCTACGGTAGCAGCGACCCGCAAATTGGGACCATTAACATCTACCGGCGCGGCGGGTTACTTTACGACGCTTGGAGGCTTGTTGGGTCCTTGGCGAACCCGCCCATAACGTCGCCGCCCACACAGGTAGCGTTTATCGATAATGTCGCCGATGTGGACTTGGAGCCGAATCGGCTATTGGTTACGGACAACGATCCGCCAGTCCCAAGCGGCCCCCCTCAACCGATCACGGGAAATTTCTCCGCAGCGATTACCACGGCGCAACTAACCACAGGACCTAACCCTGGTTGGGTGACAGTCACCTTAGCTACGGGCTATGGGAGTTTAGTTGGGGTGACAGCCGGAACCCTGATGCACTTGTACTACGACAATCCTGAGGACGTTATCATCCAAAAGATAACAGGAGCGAATCAGTTCATCGCATTTTTTCAGCATACTCATTCGGCGTATCCGCAAGGCGCTTTCGAGATCGACACTATCTGTAACCAACCATGCTTCACGGTGATTCCGTACCAACAGTTCTTGGTCATCGCTGGAGATCCCAATAATCCGCACTACATTTACCGGACCAAAGGCGATCAGCCAGAAGCCGTTGCGGTCACTCCCGCCGATGGATCTGTAGCTGTGGTGGCGGCTGGAACACCGTCCAATCCTATTAAAGATCTCTGCGTGTTTCGCGGCCAGATTGTTTCGCTTAATCTTTACTCGCTCTTCGAGACGCTGATTCTCGACGGATCTCTGGTGCAGCCAGTTCAGGTTACCAATAGGGGTGTAGTCGGGCGCAGGGCATGGTGCCAGACGGATACCGAAATTTGGTTTCTGGCGGTTGACGGAGTGTATTCATGGGATGGAGGTAACCTCAGAAAGAGATCGGAGGCGATTGATAATATCTTCCACGGCGGCGGTCCAGTCGGCCTGGTGTCGATGGGTCAGACTGAAAATCAGTTCTTTCCAATAGATACCTCACGCTGGTCCCAATGTTTGATGGAATATGTCCGAGGAGAGGTCCATCTCCTGTACCCAGCGGTTGGGGGGTCTTATTTGCGCTTGATCTGTGAGCCAAGGTTTGGGGATAGGTGGAAGGAGTTTGTAAGTGTTGGATTCAATCTGGATTTTGTCGCTTACACGGAACCCGATACTGGCATGATGATCGAGTCAGTGACCGGGCTGGATAACGTATCGTTCGTGATGCACGACCAGGAAACCATCGTGCCAGTCACTGTTGTTCCTGGATTTCCGCCCACCGTCGCGTACTATAACTTCACTAGCGACTCATTTACGACCGATCCAACGACGCAGGGAGGCCCCATCGCATTCTCGGTCTCTCTGCCGTGGTTTGATTTCGGCTCTCCTGAATCACAGAAGGTACTACAGGAAGCCTTGCTTGATCTCGATGTCACCGGGAATACTGCAACCGCGACTCTAAGTATCGACATCCTGTTGAACTATTCCGATGTGGCAGTGAATACGATCACGGTGACTCTTCCCCTCAGCGACTACCAATCGGGCAGCACTGTTGGAAGAAAGTTAATTTCGCTTCTCCCCGGCATGGTTGCTGGAACTCCACCCACGGTTTATGGTCAGGAAGCGAGGGCCTTTTCGTATCGAATCTATGGTCAAGCTTATCCGGCCAGAATGACCTTCTATTCGCTGGTCATGAAGTATTACGACGTTGGCATCCAGACGACCAGCGGGGCTACTGATTGGATGAACCTTGGCTATAAGTACGACAAGCGGCTTTACCAAATGACGGTGGAGTTTGACGTTATTCGGGGAATTGACCAAACCATCGTCATGGACGTCCTCACGGGACGCGATTCTTTCCTGTACGGAGAAGCTGTCCAGTCGTTTACCCTCCTCACTGCCGACATCAGCGGAGCTGGTCGGACATTGAAGACGTTCCCGATAGCCGATGGAACCATTGTCAAGGAAGTTCGCCTGCGGCCCATTGCTCTTGGGGGTCCTGAGGGTGGGTTCACTCTCAATACGGCCTCCACGTTCTTCTTCCGCATCTTGAATGTGGACTTTGAAAAGGAGGATTACCCGCCCGACATTGTGTCCTATACCCCTTGGGAGGACGACGGATACGAGTACGACAAATACGCCAACCAGATTGACCTGGAAGTGAATACGAATAACTGGCCGGTCACCGTTAACGTCCAGGCAGACGGAGCGAATGTGATGATTGGTGGAAATCCCTGGACCTTCACTGTAACCACTACAGAAAAAGACCGGCGCAGAAACATCACCATACCCCCTGGACTGATCGGTAAAAAGTGGCGGTTATTTGTGGACACCACTCAAACCTCGATTGCCACTGACGGCGGGATGTTTCAATTGTTCAGCCATCGGTTCTCTTTCCAGAAGGCGGACAAGGCCGACGTGGTTCACTCTGGAGATTGGGATGATCTCGGGCATGGTTACGACAAGTATTTGAGGACAGTGACGGTCGAATGGGATCTGTCGCTTGCCGCTACGGGCACTAACGTAGTCCTGCAACTCGACATCATCAATGGAATCGGTGGTGGAACGCTGGTGTCCAACGTGGGACAGTTTACGCTGACTGGCGACAGAAGCAAGTGTACCTTCCCCATCGCTGTGGATACGATTGCCAAATTGATCCGTCTGTATCCAATCACAACCCCTCTGCCAATCGGTTTCAAGCAGTGGAAGTACACCTTCGACAAGACGGACTATCCTGCGGACATCATCTACTCAACCCCATGGAAGCCAGCACAGGGACCAGTCGAGGAAAACCCGACTTGGGTCTGGGTTGATATGGACACGGCTAACATCGCTTGTGCATGTCAGTTGGTAAACGAGACTGGAGATGTGTTCCCATTTACGCATACGGGAACGGTGGACAACCGCAAGAACTCTTACCCGATACCAGCAGACACGTTCGGTAAGATGTGGCGGCTTATTCTAACGCCGGGAACGAAGGGTAAAGCACAGGTGTTCGATTGGGGACTAGCAAGATGGACGCCGTTTACAGAGGGAACATCTCAAGCCCCTCCGACCCAGATATTGTGGTTACCGTGGCGTGACGCTGAAACCCCGGATGACAAGAACCCTACTTGGGTTTGGTTGGATGCGAACACGGGAGGGATCGCCGCGAATATCGTTCTTGAAAACGAGAATGGCTCGGTCTTCTCCTTCTCCCACACTGGTGTAGTTACAAGTCGAAAGGTCAATTACGCGCTTCCGGTGGACGTCTTCGGAAAGATGTGGAGACTGCTTGTTACGGCTGGTAGTGGAGGACTATCCCAAGTCTATAATTGGGGAGTTTCCCGTTGGGCACCATTCAACCAGGAGAACTCCCCAGATCCTCCTGACAGCATACTGTGTACGCCGTGGAACTCGTTCGGGTGGCCGTTCTTAAAGTTGGCGAGAAATCTAATTCTAACCGTAGACACAGAAGGAACTTTAGCCGGAGTCAATCTACAAACTGGCGAAGCTGGGACAGTCGCCACCTTCCCAGTGAACACCACCTATGACAACCGTAGGGTTGTGGTAGCCTGCCCATCGAATCTGAGTGGGACGCAGTGGCGATTAGTGATTATCCCGAATGGGGCCTTCAAACTCTGGGACTGGAGTCTCGATCACGTCAAAGAGCCAGCCGCCGTCACCCACTGGGATAGCTACGAGCAGACATGTGGCTGGAAGTTTTGGAAATTGGTCAAGCAGGGATGGTGGAAGTACCTGTGTCCGGCGCCGGTGACGCTGACGCTTATTTCTGACACTGGCACGTTTGAAGTAACACTTCCTGCCCACGCTACCCGTTCAGAGGAGAGATTCCTTCTCCCTAGCGTATGGGGGAGCGGGTTGAACAAGTCTAAGACTTACCGGGTCCAGTTGGACTCCTCATCGCCGTTTATGTTTTTTGCGGAAGGGAGCGGCTTGGAACTTCTATACTTGGGATCTGACCGGCACGCGGTTTACAAACAAATCACCTTCAGCGAAATGATGACTCTCGGGGAAGGCGGCGGCTGATGAACGTCCCCTTCGGTTGTACTCAATCCGACTTCACTGGAGCCTGCACCCGCTTCAATACACTCATTCAAAGAATCTGTGAACAGATAGTCACCGATGACGGGGTAGTGTATTCGGACATTTACGCCAACCGGGTCAATTACCCGGCAGCCAAATACCCGAAAAGCATCTTCGTGGCTACCGATCAGAATGTAGCCTACCAATCGCAGATGATAAGCGGTGCATCTCAGTGGGCCTATGTCGCGGGGATCATCTACGGCACGACTTCGGGGAGTGGAAATCTGATATCGAGTGATGCGGGAGTCTTGCTATTGACCAGCACGACCCCGGTCAAGTTATACCGATGGAGCGGATCGGCATGGCAGGATGTGACCCCTTCATCGGGAGCGGGTATCTCAACAAGTGGTCCTTTTACGTTGATCGACACCCATGCCAACCGCCTAGCCCATTATCCGGCATCCAAGTATCCGGCCGGGACACAATTCTTCGAAAGCAATTCCACATTCAGCGACCGGCAAGTAACCTACGTCGTCCAAAAAATCTCGGGGACAAATGTGTGGGTTTACCAAAGCGGTGTGTTTACGTCTTCCTACGCGAATATGCCCACAGACTTGTCGAGCAGCGATGCGGGATTTCGTTTCAGCGATCAGACTTACATGCACGAATGGCTTTGGAGCGGCACTGCTTGGGGTAATGCGCCGGGAGATCCCGGTTCCCAGTTCATCGTGATGGCGGCGGCGGCTCCCCCAGGCGGGGTATGGTACCCGTGCGATGGGGCTGCACATACTTGCACCACGGCAACTGGGGGAACGACTAGCGTTACTCCGCCCAACTATAACGGAACCGTAGCGGCCATCTTCGGCGGAGGTTACGGCGAAACAGTTAACCCCGCTACGAGCCCAACACTGGAAGTACCGGCAAGCGCCAGCACTATCAGCGAAAGCGGCGCGGACGTTGCCGTGAGTACAGGGACCGGAAATCAGGTCACGCTGAAGACGCACACCCATAACGTGACGGTTTCACAGGCGCTCATCAATCCGCCAACTGTGGCAAACGGTGGGTTACCGGCGTACTTCACCTGTTCGTTTTGGTTGAGGGCTTAGATTGTGTTTTTAACGACATAAGACTAAAGTTGAAAGTGATGGCTACCGCTACCAGCGTACTCCAGATAAAAGCGCACCCAGAGGTGTTCGTAGCCAGCGACATTTCTCAGAGTTTGATGGCCAGAGCCTATATTCAGATGGAGGCCGATAACCTTCTGGAGACAGTCTTCTTCAGCCACGTCCCCACTCTCAAAGAGTTCATCGGGTGGCTTGAAGCCAAGGACAACCGCTATCTCGGCTGTTTTATCCGCAACGATGCCCATGAAGCACGCTTGGCCGGTCTCGCGTGGCTCTGGAGCATCCGGGGAGGTTCTGGAGGACGGAAAGCCGATTGCGGGTTCGTAATATTCAGGGAATACATGCACCACCGGATTCCTTTGCGGTTGATCGAGAAGACCCTTGAGTATTCGTTTGAAACGGAAAACCTTGATATCCTGTACGGCTTGAGCCTCGCTGACAACCGGGCCACCCTGATTTTTGGGAGACGGCTCGGCTTCACTTTTTTACCCCCTCTGCCAAAGTTCGCATCGTACCATGGAGTTCCTGCCGACGCCGTCATGTCCTACCTGACTAGGGAGGACTGGCGAGTACAACGTGGGACTGGGGGTTAAAGCATGACCAATTCGCAATGGAGGCGATTCGGGTACGTCTCCCGTCTCAGCCTAATCACCCGCGGTGGGCCTTCCACGCAGCCGGTGACCAACACAGCCAACCAGGAGACAGCCGTCGCCACAGCGGAAACCCCGCAAGCCATGGCCAATCAGACCGAAGCCCTAGAACTTCAACAGCCGCTCATCGCTCAGCAGACGGCTTTAGCCTCAGGTGATCGTTCAGCGGCTCTAGCGGCGGCGATGCCCACTATTTCCACTATCACCAGCGGGTTTAACGCTTCGCAAGAACAAATCATGAATAACATCCCGCCAGGACCGGCAAGGGATGCGGCGTTGGCAAATCTCCAGACTCAACGGGCAACGACGACGGCGAATACCGAAGCCGGGATGATTAACCAGGCCCCAACCACTCTGGCAAACATCGGGTCTGGCGTAGGGGCATTCGGACTTCAACAATTAGGCGCAGCGTTGAGTGGCTACAGCGGGGCTTCGCAGAGCGAACAGGCCGTTATGAATGTGCAGGAGCAGCAGCAGGCCGCGAAGCTTGGGGTTATTGGTGAAGGGTTGGGCGGTCTGGGAACCGCAGCCGGGGGAGCGTTCTCGAACCCAAACTTTAAGTTCTGAGGGTTAAATATGCTTCCAGTGTTCACGTCTGACGATTTGGCCAATAGTCGATCGAGTAACGCCGAACATTCTCCCAATAGTCGGCTGACTCCATCTCCCGCTCGCCCAGAGTTCCCTGATTTTCAACACCCTAGGAGCGGTGAGCTTAGCCATTGCATCCCATTCGCCGCGAGTTCCTCTGCCTTTGTTGGCCATGTCTTCGTGGTTGGTGTGGTGCGTTCCTTTAAACAGATGTTTTCCATTACAGCATGGTGGGTTGTCGCAAGTATGGCACACCAGAAACGGGTACGGATCTTCGCCATAGTGAAGGAAATATGCGATGCGGTTCGCCAGCAATTTGCGCTCGATGTCGTTTCTATAGATAACGACCTGCCCGTATCCCTTGTTGTTCTTTTTGCCCCTGTAGGGCCAGCATTCATCTGGTCCCCCGACTTCGATGAGCGAGCGGAATTTATCGATGTAGCGTTGGGGGATTTCAGGAAGTGGTTTACACTTGGTCTTGGGCATCTGATCCCTCCAGTGGATCGGGTGTTCAGGGCCATGAGAACGTCAACAGCGTTCCCGTGGCCCAACTTGTATTGTAGCACCGAAGAGGCCCTTTATGGCTGACAACAACCAGTCTGTTTTCTCTCCTCCTGATCCGAATTTTTACGCTGGGCCGTTCTCAAACTGGCTACAACCGCAACCTCAACAGCCAATTCAGGCACCACAAGCCTATCCCGGTAAGGCTGCGGGCATCGCTTACGGAATCGAGAAATTCCTTGAAGGCGTAACGAAAGGCCGCAAGGCCAAATACGCCCAACAAGAAGATGAGAAATTCAAGCGGCAACAGGGATTCGTGAGCCAGGTCAATATGATGCTCAAGGACCCTGAGTTGAGCGAAGAGGCCAAAAATAAGATCCGGCAGCAGTTCTTTCAAGAGCAAGGGTACGCCATCAAGGAAGTACTCCCAAAGGGATCAGGGAAAGACAAGAGCGCGGGGAAGGGGAAGGATGACACGCAGAAGAACCAGCATGGGCTGGTAATTCATGCCTTGCACGACTTAGCGGAAGGTCTGACGGGCGGCAAGATGCCCAAAGGCGGACCCGATCCTGGAAAAACAGGAGACATACTTCAGGCCACCTATTACAATCCCGATGGCAGCGTGAAACCGGAGTTCTCGAAGACTAAGGCGCTCTCGACAATTACGCAGCAGTACCAAGACGCAACCAAAGGAGTCTCCAACCTAGAAGAAGCCTATGGGGCTACTAAGGGATTGCATGATAAGGTCGTTCAGATCTTTGGCGGCGATCAAAAACAAGCTGCCGAATGGGAATCCAGGCAGTTGGCGCAGTATCCACCGCTTCCGGCCGACCCAATGAAGCGTTTGGAGCAAAAGATTATTGACGAACAAGAGGCGGCTCGGAGAGGGAGTCATCCCGCAGGCCCCCCGTCCCTCGTAGCGCGGCGACAGCCGGTCGCCAACGCTAATTTCAGCCCGATGTATCAGGGCGGAGCCTCCCGTCCCCAGCAGCCTCCTGAGCCTGTTACAACCGGGCAAGTACCAGGGAGCCCACGGTCGCTGCGGGACGTAGCTATTGACGAGATGTACGGAAAACGTGAACGTGTGAACCTGTCTAACCCACAGGACCCAACGCAACAAGTGGCAGCGGAATATGACCCACGACTGGATACGATGGTTGACCCAATGACCAAACTGCCGCTTCCTGCTGACATGCAAGGTTGGCTCAAGGAAACCGGGGTGTATCATCCACCTCGTAATCCACTAGAAAAGATCGGAGTCGTTAAGGGCGCAAAGGGTGAAAATAAATATCAGATGTACGACCCGAATACTAAACAATACATCTTGACTCCTGGAGAGGCGTATGAACGAAGCGCATCGTCAGAGATTGCCGACTTACGCCAGGACGAGAATTTTTTTAACCGTGAGCAGTCGATTTACGGGCGATATGCGAACGAGGTAGAAAGAATCAACTCTCGACACGACAGCGAAGCTACCAGGATTTCCCTTTCCATGGCTCCCCCAAGTGATCGGGCGGCGGCTGACAAACTCAATAACGAAGCCGAGCAAAAGCAACTGAAACAAGCTGAAACAGATCGCGATCATATGCTTGACGTCCTCTACAACCAGCACAAGAAACAACGGGCCAAGGGGGATTCGTCAAGCGGGTTCACTAGCGAAGACGTAGATCGTCTGCCTGGGGGATAAAAGGTGGCAGACCAACTCCCTGACATTTTCGAGCAGAAACCACCGAGCCTTCCGCCGAGCCCTCCTCCTCGTTCGTCTGCCGAAAACAAGACAGTTACTCCATCGTTGCCGGATATCTTCGAATCGGCACCCAAACAAGAAGCCGCACCGCAACCCAACGCCCCAAAGGGGAACATAGCGACGACATCTCTATTAAAGTACTTTGGGAAAGGAACAACGGTCACAGAAGCCTACGACAAGCTGGCAAAAACCATACTCCCTCGTTCCATCCAGAGATCCAAGGGTGCTGACTGGATGTCTCGCTTTGCTGTCGAACTCGGCAAGGCCCCTCCTGAGGTTGTGGATTTCGTCACCTCTCCGGTGGGCTTGGCCCTGACGGCAGCGCATTTATTCCCTGCTACTGCGCCGGTAGCTGGTATTGTAGACCTCGGAATTGGTTTCGGGGGGTTGATGCAGGCCGCCCCTAAATCAACCAAGGCTTTCAAGAGTGGCTCGCCTGAGGATTGGGCCGATGCGATTGCTGATATTGTCACGTCGCTAGGAGCGGCTAAGGCGGGGGCTAAAACCCTAGTCGCTAGGACCGCTGGGTATCGCCTCGTTCCCTTAGAGGAAAGATCGGCCCTGCGGAAGCAGATCGCTCAGGCTCCCGACGAAGCTAAGATTCCGATGCTCGAAAAAGCCAAAGCTGAAGCGCCGTCAAAGGGACTCCAAAAACTTTACGAACACCAAGGTGCCAGGGACATAGCGGATGTATTCGACGTGCCGAAACCTAAGCTTTTGCAAATATCGGCTGACATTGTCGCTGACAGAGCAGCCTTTAAAGCCATAAGAAACTTTGACATCAACAGCTTCCTCTACGATTTTAAAGCAGAGGTTCCAGTTGCCGATAGGGATATTCGAAAGTTAGGATACGTCATACAGGGCGATGCAACAGCAGATGAAGTCGGCCTTTCAAAGGAAGCGCGGCAATGGTTGCCAGAACTTCGTAAGTGGACTAAAGAGCAGGACGATTTACTGCGCGCCGCGTGGGGAGACTCAGTGTCTCTCCAGGAATCCGAGGCGTATCTGACCCAGATGTGGGACTTTAAGGGACGCGACCCCGCATTTCGCGCCGGGGTGTCTCGCACGCTGATGCACGACCCCTATCTTAAGGAGCGTAAGATTCCAGGGTACAAAACAGGAATCGAGGAGTACGGGTTAAAACCTAAATATACCGACGTCGCAGATGTCTTAAAACTTCGTGCGGATACCGCAACTCAGGTGATTGCGAACGTTAGGATGGCGAATTGGCTCCGTAGCATGGGAACAATTGTCACTGAAACGGAAGCAAAGGACCTTGGCCTAAATGGATGGAAGCGGGCAACGGATGCCGAGGCTCTTTACCGCGTGACTTACGCTGGCACTACCACCAAAGAACACATGCCGTACTTTGAGCGCCGTCCCGTTTATGTCCACCCAGACTTCGACATGGCAGTAAACTCTGTATTCGGTCACGGCCTACCGACAATAGGAGAATCCGGTAAGACGACCCTGTTCGGAGCCCTGGACACGATGCGAGCCCTCGGAAAGCGAGCGATATTCACTTTCTCGATGTTCCACTACAACACGCTGAGTGAACAGGGTCGGGCGATCTACGCTCTCCGTAAGCCGCTGCCGGGGATCGGCAAGACGCCAAAAGGAGTTCGTGCTGGAGATGCCTTGCGGCAAACCTTTTTATTTAATCCGCACTTCTTTAGTGGGGTGAAGTCTGGCGTCTACGAAGCCATTGGTCGATCAGGTGATCGCCCCCCAGTGATGCGCATGGACCCTTCAATTGTGCGCGAGGCATTAGGGCGTGGCCTTAACCTGAACAGCGAAGAACGTGAGGGATGGCTGATTGACCGGCTGAGAGACATGACGGCCAGTAATAACATTTTTGCCAAGGTCTCCGGTGGTCCTGTCAGAACGATGGCATCGTTGATGTCCTCATGGGATAGCGCTCTTTGGGACTACTATCACCAAGGAACGATGCTGGATGCTTATGAAACCATCATGGCCGATGAACTCCCAAAGTTAGGCAAGGATGCAACACCAGAACGAATCGACGACCTGGGGCGCACCGTTGCCAATCATGTAAATAACGCCTACGGGGCCGTCAGTTGGGAGAAAATGCTCATTAGTCCACGGGCGAGACAGGCGTTGAACTTCCTTATGCTTGCTCCTGGCTGGTCAGTATCGAGGCTTCGCGTGCTAACCAGTGGGTTCGAGAACGAAGCGGCTTCTCGAATTACAAGCAAATACGTGACGGGAGCGGCATTATCCTGGTTTCTGACGACGCAAGCACTCAACTACGCCTTAAGTGGATATTTTAAAACGGAAGATCGCAGCGGTAAAAAAGGAGCACATTTTTCTTGGGACAACCCAGGCCCCCCCGCTCGTGTAGGAGATCAATACCTCGACAGTCTCACCACAAATGCCTTTAATGTATCTGTCGGTTATAATCCAGATGGCTCGCAGCGTTATCTCGAATTAGGCAAGGGGTTTCGTGAGCCAATGGGTTGGCTGATGTCGCCAATTGAGACACTGGGTAACAAGTTATCCCTGCCGCTTCGCTGGAGTATCGTACAACTTGGTTATCACGAACCGGGCAGCGGTTTCGAAGAAATCAACCCACGAGCAAGCGGCGGAGAACAGGCCACACAGCGTCTCTATGCGAGCGCGGAGGCATTGGGAATCCCTTTGGTTGCTCGTGGAGTAATCCAGAAGGGAGCCCACAAGTTGTTCCCTGAAACCATTGCGGCCCCCACGGCCAGTTCCCAGTTATTCGGCTTCCCGACACGTAGGGGGATGAGTCTGACTACCGCCATTAAGGAATACGGCAACGCTGCCGACCTAAATAACTGGGATATGGCCTCGGAAGTGTTGGCAGCGGCTGCGATAAATAAGGTTGATCCGCGCTCGGTGATTCGGGGATACCGTTCGGATAAACGAAAAAAGCAGAGGCAAGTTGCTGGCTCTCAAGTTGAATACGATGCCTTTGGGAATGTGGTGAAGAAATGACCCCTCAGCCCCAGAAACCTCGCGAAGTCACCGCAGAAGAGTTCGCGACTAAGATGAAACAGGCTGTGACATCGGGTGACCCGAAGTACGACGTCTACCGGCAGGCCACCAAGCAGATGCTTAAGGAGACTCCGGGTAAAATAACCCCACAACAATGGGCCCAGTACATGCAAGGGCACGTTCCTGGGTTTAACAACCTGTACAGTATCAAGGGCCTTGAGCCGTCAGACGGTGCCCCGAAATCCGCCAACGGTAAGCCTGAGAGTCCGCCTGAACCATCCGGCAAAGCACATTTTCCCTCCTTGTCCGAGGTAGGCACGGCAATCAAGAACCAGTTGACCGGCGGTTCCGTACTCCCAGGGCTGGCGTTTCTGCCGTCTGAGGTAGTACAGGGAGTCGTCAAGCCTGCTGTTGAGAAAGGTGCCGCTTGGGCTGCCCAGGAAATCCCTAAAGTAGCTGGAGCGCCTAAGAATGTTCAGGAGTTCTCGGCGGGGTTAGGTGAAGGACTGGCCGACACCGGACTCAGTATGACATCTCCGCTCAACGCAGCCTTTCTTATTGGGTCGATACTGCTACCGGAATCCAAACTCGCCAATTTTCCGCGAGCGGCCAAAGCCATAAACGTTCTAGGTAAAATGATAAAAACTGGCTTTATCGGCGCACAGAGTTATGACTTTATTCAGTCTTTTCCAGAGGCGGCAGATGCGCTCCAATCTGGTAATTACCGTGAAGTCGGAAAGCAGGCCGCTCGCGCTTTAGGTGACATAGCCCTAATTGCAGCAGCGACCAAAGGCGGTAAGGCCGGTAAGCCTCCAGTCGAAGCGAAGCCCACCGTGGAAACTCCGAAGGGGCCAGAAGGTCCTGTTGGTCCGCCCGCCCCACCCCCTCCAGAGGCCAAGACTGAATCTCCCAAGCTGTCACCCGCCCAAACCGCCTGGGACAAAGTCGCCAACGCCACCGAAGCGGAAAAGCAACGACTTCTTGATGACGCCCTGAAGAAGTTTGAAGCTCGACAAGCCAAGACCCCAGCAGCGGGAAAGCCTTTAGCGAAGCCACCTGAGCGAGTACAGGAGACCAAACCACCCGCCAAGCCATCCCCGAAGTCTATTCCTACCCCGGTTTCCCAGGAAACCCCCGCTGCTGGCCCACAGAAGCCCGCCACTGCTTCGACTGCGGCCCCGCCACCTGAGCCCACCCCGGAATCCATAGGCCGTTCTCAGGTTTCTGGAGTGCGTAGGGAGGCCATGGCAAGCCAAGGGAAAGAGCCTGTCTTGCCAGTCCCGAGTCCCGAGAAAATGGGTGTGCTGGAAAATCCTCCACACAAGCAGAATGTGGTGGAAATGCCAAAAACGGGGGAACCCGCAGGGAAGCCCTCCCTTCCTCCTGAACCCGTTGTCGCAAAGGAATCCCCCGAGGACAAGATTGCGGCTAACAATAAGCGGATCGCGGAACTGGAAGCGAAATTAAAGGCAGGAGAAAAGCCTTCCCCACCACCTGAAGTACAACGTGGGACTCCAAAAGGACGTGAAAAGGATTCGGGAGCGCTAGCCAATCTTCCGCCCGAATCGGCGACCGCCCCTCCGAAAACTGAGGGGGCGCAGAAGGGCTCCAGCGCTCCCGAGACGTCAGAACAACAGGAACTACATCAAGCCGTGCGATCTATATTCGAGAAGGCCACCGAAGTAAACCTTGAGGGCATACGACTGACAGCCAAAGACGCCAGCGGGAAAACGATCAGTGCCCTCGAATACGATTCAGACCAAGCCCCAGCGAATGTCTCTAAAATGCTTTCTCGATACGGCGGCAAGATCAAGAGCATTGAAGTAGAACCACTCGGGCGCAATAAGGCCGGAATTCGGAAGTGGACCAAGTTTTTGAACGGCACCGTAATCCAAAATCCGCCCCTAACAGGTCACAATTAGGAGGATATTATGCCCTGGAAACCAAGTGATGCCAAGCGCCACACGAAAAAAGCGAAAAGCCGAAAGGCCCAGAGACAATGGAGCCACGTTTCGAACAGCATGTTGGAACGCGGGTACTCAGAGGGTGCCGCCATAAGAGCGGCTAACTCTGTGGTGAAGAAACGGAAGGCAAAGCGGGGTCGGAGTCGGAGATGAACTCCATCTCGCACTGCTGATTGTTATCCTGAGTGATTCTGGGTGCGCTTGCCCAACACAACTTTCCTGCCCTGTCGTAGCACAAGGTCATCCCACATTGTAAATGTAAGAGGTGGTCGAATCTTCCCAGCTTGCGGAAACGGTAGGCTTTCCTTAAGATGCTAGCCTGTCGGCGTGAGGCGTCCCGCAGTAGTTGGCGGACCTCCAGATTAGCTAACTTGTCTCGGATGTGCTCAATGTGGGACACGGGGCTCTCTCGGTATCAGTGTCACCTCAACTTCATCGTACTCCCCACGTTCAGCCGGGTGAACCGTCCACAGACCATTACACCTTGTGATCGAATCGTTGACCAGCACACCATATTTCTGTAGGATATCGAGTACTGTGACCATGATCCCATCGCGGTCAGCGTGACCGTTGGTATACCGGAAGGTCCAGATCATGTCAGGGCTTTCCAATCGCAAGTCTCTAACTTCAGCGGGCACCTGAAGCTCCATACGCTCGACTAAGGCGCGAGTCTTCTTGTCGAGGTAGATTCCTCTACCGTTTTTGCCGGGACGCCAGAAGTTCTTTTTCGATGCGAACCCCAAGAATCTAATTGTTATGGGTTCTGTGGGTACATCCTGCATAGCGCCTCCGTGTGCCGTTCAGGAACCACGAACATATGCTCGCCGATCTCAATCAGAACATAGCCAGCGTAATCCGTTTTGGCCACCATAGCCATTCCTAACTTGCGAGCCGTCACAGGGAGGGTGCGCGCGGTCATCTTCCAGGGAAACCGTCCGCGCGCTACATCCCAGTTCTTTTCGTCCACCATGAGGTAGGTGTCTTCCCCCGCTTGGATGACCCGCGAGTAGGTTATCTCGCATTCCAAGGTGGCCATCCCAATCTGCTCACCTTCTTCGTTATACAGAGGCCGGGTTTCTTTATTGTGGGCTGATTTGGACGCTAGGTTAATCGGTACAACGTGGGACTCGTCGCTCACTGCACCCTCCCTGTCTCAATCAACGGTCTAGGGACCGCGATTGCAATCACAATATCAGGTCCGCAAACCTCAAACGCAACCATCCGGTTGTCGCTCAGGTAAAGCTCTACCCGGTCATGGCGAGCGGCAAGGCCGATGACCTCTTTCCCGATAACATAGGCGTTCAGGTCAAAACGCAACCTTTCCTCATCCCGGCTTACGTCGAAGTCTCCTGCCATGACTTAAACCTCTCCCACCAGTATGCCGCAACATCGTAACGGTTGAACTCGTAGAAATTCTGGAACAGGGGCCAATTGATACGGTGCATTTCGTCGTGGTGGATGCGACACAGAGGGACGGCCTCTTTGTCGGGCCCTTTTGACCCCATGCCGTTTACGGAACCGTGAGCAGGGTCGCAGGAACCCAGTCCCGCACGTCTTTTCCCGGTCTTAAGACACGCTATGCAAAGTCCTTCACGACGAAGAAACGCCAAGTACGCTGGGTTCCTCCACTCCTGCTCTGGTATCCCTGGAGGCCCGCGCCGTGGCTTCAGCCTACGCTGGGTTTTCATGAAACTCCTTTGCGCGAGAAACCGCTGGCTTCAGCCATGCGGAGGGATAGCGCGGCGACCGCATTGGTCGCCTGCTTCTCGCTTTGTTTTGGTTGACAGCTATCGAATGGCAGAGTATAATAGGAACTGTGAGCGTTGAACGTTACCGGCATCTTCGGGGCAGTGTTTCGACGCTGACGTATCACTTCGTTTGGTGCCCAAAATATCGGCGTAAAGTTCTCGTGGGCGAGGTTGAAGTCGCCCTCCGGTCGCTGATTGTGGCAAAGGCGGCGGAACTCTACTGTGAGATCGTCGCTCTTGAGGTGAGGCCTGACCATGTTCACCTGTTCCTGAAGGCTCCCCCGACGCACGCACCTCAGCACATCGCCAACCAGATCAAGGGCTACACGTCGCACGAATTGCGGGAGAAGTTCCCGGCCCTGAAGTCGCGGCTGCCTTCGATGTGGAGCAGGAGCTATTACGTAGGCAGCGCGGGCGCTGTGTCCACCGCGACCATTCAGAAATACATCGAGCGGCAGAAGGAATCCTGAGTGAACCTGACGGCCCAACTCAAACTCGAACCTACTGCCGAGCAGGGCGCGGTGCTGAGCCGCACGTTGGCCGCCTGCAATGCCGCCTGCAACTACATAAGCGGTGTGGCGTGGGAATCGAAGACGTTCCGGCAGTTCGACCTTCACCGACTCTGCTATCGGGAGGCCCGGAATCTCTTCGGTGTCTCCGCACAAGCGGCGGTTCGCTGTATTTCCAAAGTAGCCGACGCCTACAAGTTGGACCGCAAGGCGAAGCGCACGTTTCGCGCCATGGGTTCGGCGGCTTACGACCAGCGCATCCTGTCCTACGACCTGGAGGCCTCTACTATCTCGATATGGTCTCTCGATGGCCGCTTGAAAATCCCTTTCGTCTGCGGCGAGCATCAACGGACCATGCTGGCAAATCGTAAAGGCGAGACCGATTTGGCCCACGTCCGCGGCAAGTGGTACGTCTTGGCAAACTGCTCGGCTCCGAATCCGAAGATGGCGCAGCCCGATGGTTTCTTGGGTGTCGATCTCGGGGTAGCGCAGATCGCCGCCGATTCGGATGGCAACCTGTACAGCGGGAGCGAGATCAAATCGGTTCGGCACCGCCAGCGCAGGCTTCGCGCCAAACTGCAAGCCAGGCGGACCCGCTCGGCCAAGCGGCGGTTGCAGAAACTGTCCGGCAAAGAACGCCGCTTTGCCAAGCACGTCAACCATGTTATTTCTAAGCAGATCGTTGCCGCCGCAGAACGCACCGGGCGCGGGATCGCCGTCGAGGAATTGACGGGGATACGCGAACGGATAAGGGCTACACGGCGGCAACGGGGAGTTCTGCACAGTTGGGCCTTCGCTCAGTTGCGGGCGTTCCTGGAGTACAAGGCGAAACGGGCGGGTGTTTGCCTGGTCGCCGTGAATCCCAGGAACAGCAGCCGGGAGTGTTCCCTTTGCGGGCACACCGACAAGGGCAACCGCCCCAACCAATCGACATTCCGTTGCGCTACATGCGGTTTCGCGGCGCACGCGGATACCAACGCTGCCAGGGTAATAGCTGGCAGGGCCACTGTAAGCGGGCCGAACGTAGCGAGTTGTGCTGCTGTTTAGCATGGCTTAGTTACAAAGCCGCCGGCTTCAGCCGCG